CCGACGAGGACGAAGATGAAGACGAAGATTCCGACGAGGACGAAGATGAAGACGACGAGGTGACACCAGAGGATCTGGCCGGGATGGACTTCGAAGCTCTCGAAGACCTCTGCGACGACAAAGAACTCGAAACTGACCCCGATGAATTCGACGAGGAAGACGTCGAGAAACTTCGCAAGGCGGTGGCCAAGGAACTGGGCATCACTCTGCCTAAGGCAAAGGCCGCTTCCAAGAAGGACACCAAGAAAAAGAAAAAGTAAGGGTCCTTCTGACTATAACCAAATCCAAGGGAGCTTCAGGTAATCATCCAGAACTAACTCCATAGGCAAGGGTAATAAGCCTGGAGTTCCCTTATCAAAGAAACCATTTAATTCAATATAACATGGCAACTAAGAAAAAGGCAGCAGAAGCAAAAGCTGCAAAGAAAGAGGAATCGACGAAAAAGGGCGGTAAGAAAGAACTGACCGCTGAAGAGAAGAAGGCCAAGCGAGAAGCGATGAAAGAACGACTCAAGAACCGGGCACCGGGTCAGCGACCGAACAGCAAACAGTGCGACATCATCGACCTGGGCGGCGGCAACGTTGCAAAGACCTTCGCTATGAACGTCCGGAAGTACGGAGTTCTCATCACCTCGGTCGTAACCGACAAGGACGGCAAAGTTATCGCCGTATCGAATACCACCATTCCGGGGGTATCGGTTAAATCCAAGAAAGAGCACGGTACCCTGGTCCCGAAGATGCCCGGCATGGGTAAGAAAGGGAAGGCAGCCGATGCCGAGGATGACGACGAGGACGAAGATGATGAGGAATAGGTCCTGAGCACATATTCCCACGTACATCAACACTTGAGTTATACAGGGGAGGCCATCCAAAGGTTTAAGGGTGGGCCTCCCCACTTTGTATAGGTATATGCAAGACGACGACAGCATTATATATCTGGCATTATGTAATCAGCTACAATCATATCAGCTGCTACTAGAGGAAGAAAAAGATATCTCTGAAGAAAATAGAATGATGACAGAGTATATTATCTCTAGAACGGAAGAATTGATTGATAAATATGCTCAGAAAATAGGAAATGACACCACTATTCAAAGACCTCAATGGGACAATTTAACTCCTCAGTCAAAGGGTTGATATATCGGATTAAAGAGCTAACCAAAATGGTTCAGGATATAGATACAAGGTTATCCATGCCTGGACTGTCTCCCGGTAAAAGGCAAGCTTTAATCAAGGATAAAACCCTAAAAATAGGGAAGGTAAAATCTTTGGCAAAGCGCATAGAAGATTTGGCCAATGGGAACATCTTAACCATAACTTTTGAAAACAAAGACTCTGGTGAAAGGTTCAGAATTGTATATACCAACATATCTCAGGATGATGCGGTTGCCCATCTTAAGTTGATGGCAAATCTTCAGGGGATGGAAATAATCATCTCAGAGATAAAGGAAGTACAGACCAAAAACTCCCTGACCAAACTATAAACATGCAAAGGTAATTCAAACCAGTTTTTATTTAATCAACTCAACAACAATGGCAAAAGACATCAGCAAGAAAGACCTGGCCGCAAAGAAAGCACGCCAGGCTCAGAAGGAAATGCTGGCCTACATGGAAGAGAACGACCTCGACCCAAAGAAAGATTGGACAGGCCACAAAAAGCATGGAAAGAAAATCCAGGCGTGGATAGACATCATCAATCTCGGGAACAAAAAGGCCCGGGCAGCTACGGAAGAGAAGGCCGTAGAGAAGGCTAAAAAGAATCAGAAGCCAGAAGCCCATCCCAAGAAGGAAAAGGTTACCAGTACCCCAAATGCCTACGACTATCCTACCGTGGACGGCAAGGAGATGACCTCCGACCAGAAGAAAAAGTACCGTCAGAAGATGCGTACTCTTCTGAAGACCATGTCCAAAGAGAAGGCCGAGGCCGAGGGCAAGAAGTATGCTGCAGAGTTGGCTTCAGGTACTTCGGTAGCTCCCAAGAAGGAGAAGGCAAAGAAGGAAGAGCCTTCCAATAAGGAGAAGTCCAAGGAGAAAAAGGCCGACAAACCTTCGAAAGAAGGCAAGGACAAGAAGAAGAAAAAGAAGACAAAGAAAGAGGAGGATTAACCCGATAGGCAATCGTTTATGAAACCTCTTACCCCGAACCTAATATAGATTCGGGGTTCTTTGTTGAACTAACCTATACAACACCACTGAAATTGATTTGCATATTATAATAATAATTATTATATTTGCATAACGAAATAAAATAAGTATGGGACAACCAAAATTCACTACTGTAAAGGAACTGAAAGATTATCTGGATTTATTACCCAAAGAAATGGATGATTATAGGGTCAATATCCATATAGACCACAATACTCATTGGGAGTATTTGGAAAAGGAGTTAGATAGGAACCATCAGATTCTGTATATCTATAACGAGGATTAAAATGAAAATAAACCGAGGTTGTATCAAACTGAAATTGCAAAGGCGATTATCTGCCCAGGAAATCTGGAATCAGATTATGGATGTGCATATTCAGGCGCTGGAATCCCTTTTAGAGGATAAGAGCTTAGATAGATGGAAAATTATATTTCCATGCTATGGTACTTCTCTAGAAGCAGTAGAATCAATGGCAAAAGAATACATATATGCCTTTCAAAGAGTTCAAGGAGATACCTTCAACAATAGGTATGAAGATATTGAAAACATGCTGGTAAATGGGTTAAATCAAAGATGGTTTAACACCATAATGAGTACACTCTATATGATGGAAGAGGACTTAATGGAAATGAGTTCTGATTCTGTCTTCACTCTCTGGGATATTTTCTTCACCTGTCAAGCACTCAGGAAAGAAAATAATGTGGTAGCTATGGGACTTAACACTTTTGAGCTTAAAAGACAGTAATGATGAAAGAGACATTTAATATTACAAGTTCATCGAGAATTGAGAAGGTAATAATGGATGATGAAACCCGAGATATCACCATTACCTTCAAAGGAGAAAAGGTATACCAATACAACTCGGTATCAGAGTTCGACTTCAGGATGTTCAAAGAGGATATCCAAAATGGAGAATCAGTAGGTAAATCATTTGAAAAAAGAATCCGGAATAAGTATGCCGGAAAAAGATTATGAAAGAGAGAGACCCTATGTGGGAAGCCGCTAAACCCCTATTTATATTGTATGGTACGGCTTCAATAGTATTGTTAATATTCGGTTTTATTTGTTGGATATTCAATTTGAAACTATGAAAAGATATTACACACCAGACGGAGAACCAGATGAGGCCAAGACCCTTTGGGAAGCTGCAAAGAGGATGGTAATAGGAGTATCAGCCTTCTGCGTAGTCTGCATACTGTGGGATGGTAAAACAGTTCCACCCACTCCTGATGCAACTCCTCACTGGAAAAACTGGGATGAATCCAGGCATTTATCCGAGGTAAAGAGTTATGATTACTCTAAAGGTATTATTCATTATCGAGATGAATATACCGGAGAAAGGCCCAAGGAGTTAAAACTTCATGGGTCTTCTGGCAGTTATGGTTCTGGGATAACTTTACAAGTATCAGGGGCATCAGTATACTTGGATATGGATGTAGAGGAATTACTGGACCAGTTAACTGAGGATGCGGACTTCTACGAATACTTTGAAAGAAACATGGATTGATATGGCAGGGATAGTAAGATTCAAAGTAAACAAATACGTTCACGGTACCAGAAGTAAAAATGTATTCGACTTCAAACCCAAAGCTCAGATTTTATTCGAGGGAGAACGTATTGGTCACATAATAGACCGAGAGGTTTATTTCTACATAAGGGTAAAACATGTGCAGGGAGAACCCGAATGTATGGAATGTCTCAACTACACTCCGGAATTATGGAATACCTTTAGTACTCATCAAGAGGCAAAGGATGTAGTAATAAAACAAGCAGAGTCAATATGGAAAACTCTGGACATATATCATCGACTTAAAAACGTTCAACCAACATACGGATTATGGGAAAAGAAGTAAAGCAAACAAACAGCTGGGTATGGAAGAAAGTATTGGGCATGACCATCCTTGGATGGATAAATATTCTGATACTACAATGGTTATTTATCAGATTGTCATATCATTGGGTATATGTAGACCCTACAACAGATGAAGATGCTAGAGTAGATACTTTTTGGGACGATGAGAAACAGCAATTTGTTGCAAAAACTTTCTACTACTATGCCATTATCGGGTGTATTTTACCTCTAACTGGATGGTGGGGAGATTATGTAATGCCTTTCAAATTCAAATACCGTTTAACTAAAGTAAGGGAGTATTTTGAATAATTTTTAGAGTATGAGCACTGTAGAGTTTAAGGCTGCATGTGTAGCACATCGCAAATGTTGTCCATATAAAGCCACTGGTATGACTAAATGCGGGGCCAACGAGAATCTTACACCAGATGGCAAATGTTCTATTAAGGATTGCCATTACATGACCTCGTTCAAAAAGATACTCAAAAAATTATCCGAGAAATGAAGCCTGTAAGAGTATCAACTATAGAGGAAATCAAAGATAGGCTTATGGACCCTGATGCTGTAGTGGAAAAAGCCATTGAAGAAAGTAGTGGGTACAAGTGGGCACCAGATATATCCATACATTACTTTAGCCAATACCGTAAACGAACCTCTAAAGAATTTAGAAAATAATTTGCAGGGATTAATATTTATATCTATATTTGCATAAACAATAAAAGGGAAAAGCCACAAGAGGTTAACACACTAGAAGCCAAGAACACAACCTCAAAGAAAATGATAAAAATATTTGCATATATAGAAAAGTTCCCCTATATTTGCAATAGGAAATAAGAAATAATAAAACACTTTTAATTTAATGTCAAACCTTTAACATTGTAAGCCATGAAAAAGAACAAGAACAACAAGGCTCAGAAACTGGAAAAGACCGATTTGGTCGAAGGCATCAACAACCTCATCGAGGAGAAGGCTGAAAAGGTGGAGAAATCCAAGAAGGCTCTGAAAAAGGGCAAGAAAGAGGAAGAAGCTACAGCACCGGTGGCCGAAGAAAAGAAAAAGAAAAAGTCCAAGAAGGACAAGCTCATCTCAAAGACCCAGGAGAAAGTCGAAGCCAACCTCGTCGAGGAGGTGGTAACGAAACGGGAGGTCAAATACATCTATCCCGCCGACTGCGAAGACACCCTTTCCAGGAAGAAGTTCCGGCAGCAGGTCCGAAACAAGATTCATCAGCTGGAGCTGGCCATGCTCCGAATCGAGAACCAGGATTCGAAGGAGTTCAAGAAGGCCAAGAAGGAATACCTGGAGTACAAGAACCAATTCGTAAAGGAATCCGTTGCAATCTAATCTTTCATAGTAGGAGAGGGGCACAGGGCTAAGGCTCTGGCCCCTTAGTATAATCACACTTTAACGATATGAAAGATTATGATTGTTGGCTTACCAGAGAAAGCAATTCAGAAGGTAGATAAAGAATTGCTAGAGTTGCACAAAGAAGTCCTTAGGTCATACCTAACGCAACGGAACCTTAAACATAGGCATCAGAAAAAATTCTTTAAGATATACGACCATTACATTTCGGAGGGGAATATAAGAAGATTCTTCTTCCGTCCTGCTAAGCTATTCGTATATGCTTTAGTGACTGACCGATTGGATGACATCGAAGACTATGTACCATTAAAAGATAAGCACCGTGTTTCCCGAAAGAGTAAAAAGTGTAACGCTTGATAAATCCAAAATAACCTACTACCTTCAATCTCAGGAAGGGGTACAATCCCAAGAAGAATACCCTATTAATCCTGAATTATATCAGGTAGAGGATTTGGCATTCGATTGCGGAATAAGGTCAAATCAATATATCCCTGACTATGCCATTAAGGGGTATTTTAAGGTAGACGAAAATATGTTACATCCGGTATTCATCGAGAATACTAATGGACCTCACTTATTATACATTTCGGGAATGCCTCGAAATATTCCGATAGAGGAAAGGAATAAGTTTAGGTTCCCTAACCCAGTTTGGTTATCATATTGGGAAGATAGGTATATAGGTTACCTTTTTCAAGTGGTAACTAGAGAATCAGCATTAAAACACTTAATAAATCACTTATAAACAACGAGACACTATGAAAACTGCAGAGTATGTAAAACAGTTCAAGCTGGATAAACCCAATTACAACTTTAATCGGGAAAAATTTATGAAGGCATTCGGCCAGGAATTTAAGGACCGAATTGAGGCCATGATTACGGCATGCAAAAAAATGCAGGTGCAATTCACCTATGAAAAATTCTTGCATGCCATCAAAGAACAGCAGGATAAGTTTTGGCAAATTTCCAAGAAAAAGATAGGTGAGCCTTTATCCGATGGATTATTCTCAGCATTCTTTGCCCTTCATGTAATACCTCTCAGGGCAAATTTATTCCCTAATATTCATGAGGAAATAGAAGAGAGGCGTAAAAAGGCCCAGGAAAGAGAAGCTAAACTTATGGCAGAGGAAGAAGAGAGGCAAAAAGAAGCCAAGGAGAAAGAAAAGAGAATGAGGTCAATATTGGAGGCCGTAGTTGCCTACGTAGTTGCCCAAAATTTGGCCAAGGAGGGCAAGGTAAAGGCTACTAAAGCAAAGGGAAAGAAGTAAATCCTAATAATACAAGACTCTAAAGTTACTAAGATTTTATGAGGACATTTTTAACCTTGGCTACTATGGTAGAAGAAAATATCCTGTCTACCTACAAGGAGAAGGGCGAAGAAGAGGTAAATTTGGGGTTTGAATATAAACCTAATTCGGTTACTATAGAGTTAATCTATCCCAAACATGTAGATCAGCTGTTTTTAGGACTTTTATCACTGAGTAACCAGCTTAAATTCGAAAATCATATAACCGAATTTAATCTGTCGATAAGCTCATCAAAATTGAAGGTAAGCCTATTTCGGTAATCCAGCAACCTGACTATCAAAGAGTTAATTCAAAAAGGCCCTTGCCATAACAGGGCCTTTTTATTCATCCTTATTCGGATTAACTATTAGATACCAAAATTAAACACCATGAAAGAACAGAAGATAGTTCCACGATTCCCAAGGGGGTTAGGAGTAACCCAATTAGCCCTACAGGCTAATGCTGGAGATGATGAAGCTCTTAAGAATTTGACCAAGTTCATTATCCATACCTGGATAGTAAACAATGGGAAACTATGGGCAAGAGTTTATTCAGTAAATGAGCTTGCAGACTTCTTGAAATGTGAACCGACAATTATCCAGATGCAGATGAAACAAACGTTTCTAGACAACGGCCTATTTGACCGTAATAAGATGGATGAAATTGCTGATTCTCTGATGGGGGCTTGCATAGGCTGGGCACTTGAAGACCGTATGGAAATAAGTCAACAGGTACAGATACTCAGAGATTCTCAGGGAGGAAGGTATGCTCCATTTATAACTGCAGAAGTCAATAAAGCCATTGGATTAAAGCAACAGTCCACAACCTCTCTTCAGAGTTTAGTACGGGCAGTGTCTGGTGGTGGTACCGTAAATATCTTTAACCAACAGAACAACCAATTCAACAATGCAGCTGAATCAGAACCCGTAGTAACTCGGGATATGGCTATGGAAATGATTCAGAAAGAGCTTGCTGACAAGGGGGGTATAAAAGAGTTAGAATATGTAGAAAATCAGTATGACTTCAAAGAATTACCCGTTGTTGTTGCAACAAAACAAGAGGGCAATAGAGGAGATAAAGAGGGCTTAACTCTCAAAAAGGCCGAATTGGATAGCGTAACAGGAGACTACCAGGGTGCCTTAAAAGCTTTTGAAGAAGACCATCACCAAATCAGACGAGAAATCGAAGAGGGAATAGACTACGAAGAAATAGACCCAGAACTCGAAGATAACCTTTGATTTTTATTTGCAAAATTAGATTAAATTTCTTATATTTGTATAAAGATAAAAATAAAGGTTATGGACTTAATAATTAAAGCTAGGAATGTTACAGTTACATTAACTGTACAGGGTTTTCTCAAAGTAGTATCAGCTAATGAGGAGGAGATAAGATTCTATATTTCAGGAGAGGATAATATCAGGGAAGCTTCTAAACAACTGTCCGACCACAATATCTGGCATAACCCATACCCTCATTACTTGGGTATACCCTTTACAGCTGGGAGTTTAGAGCCTGGATACAAAGCAGAAGTTCAATTCAATCTATAACACAAACACCTACTATGAAAGAAATTCTAAATGCTAATCAAGTGGTAGCTAGAGTCAATCAACTTATCAATAATGGTAAGAAAATTAAGGTATTTGGCTTACCTTACCCACCTTATAAGGAAGACATTGTCTTTACCGATGAAAAAGTCAATCGACAGGGTTGGCTATGTACAAACAGTAAAGTAACCCTATCAGTATCAGCTTGTGCAAGTAAGATAAAGATACATACTATCACAGGCTGGTGCAATCTCTTCAAATACATAGAGAACGGTAAATGGGTAGATACCCTATCAGAAGACGAAGGCTATGTTGGTATGTATATACAAGATGATATATGTCCGGGTATGCTACTCGGAGTAACTTGTCAAAAATTCATGGCCAATATCGGAATGATCATCAATGTAGAGGATGATGAAGAGAACAACGTGAGATCAATAACCATTGTGGGAGAAAACTTTTCCGAGAAAATCTACCACTTTTCTCTTAAAGAAGCTACTAACTACTTTGTATTTGATAAAGTAATGTAACATTAACTTTTATAACTATGCACGTTAATCAAAAGATAGGCCTTTTAGTAAGGGCAAGCAGACTTTACTGCCATAACATGTATCGGGAGTACGATCCGAAATATTACCCCACTATCAAGAATGTAGTACTCAACTTTACTAATAAGCTGTTTGGTACAAAACGAATTGAGAGCAAGGTAAAGATAGATATCATAAGCTTATTTGAGGGTGATATCGAAGATAGGCCGGGGTGGAAAATATATTCTGGTATACGTATCCACGTAGAGTTCCCAGATACTTCAGCCCTGGAATACGAGCTGTTAAAACATCCCCTTATATCCGAAAGAGAAGATATCTACTACAGACTGGCTCCCATACCAGCTAAGGCTTAATAAATAAAGAACCATTAGACCTCTTTTCTAGAGGTCTTTTTTGTTTTACTAATAAAACTAGACCTAAATAGGAGATAAAGTTTCTAGAATCTCTTTCTACATCCCAATGCCGAGAAGTTTTATTTGCATATATTATATATTATTCTTATATTTGTATAAAGAAAAAGAAATAATAAACCCTAAAATAATTAAGGTATGGAAAAGAAAACAATTAAGGACCTGAAAAGGGGAGAATACTTTACCCTTAGTTCAATCGAAGAGCCCCGGGAATCTCAGGTATGGGTCCGAGGAGAATACATACCTGAAGCAAAAGCCTACAGTACCTATAAATGGGCAGATACCAATCATGAAGTACTCCGTAAAGGTAACAAGGAAGTTTACATTGATTTCACCTTCTAACCATCAAAAATATGGCACAGAAAAGATATAAACTGATTATCTGGTTCTACTTAAAGAATCACCATCAATACAAAACTATCCATGTAGCTCATGACATGGAAGTGGAACTCACTCGAAAGGTTGATATAGCCAAATGGGTAGACGAAACCGATGAGAGTATTGCTAAGGCATACTTAATTGACCGGGTAAAAGATACCCGGGAAACAATAATAAAAAGAACTATCGACCTAACGATATACTAAAACTTTAATCACATGAAATATAACAGTACTTACACCGTCGAAGACCTGATAGGAACTTTATCAGAAATGGACCCTCAGGCACCAGTAATGGTCGCAGTTCAGCCTATATGGCCTTTTGAACATACTATCACCGGGGTAGTAATCGATTGCAACGGTATAGTATACCTTGCATCCAAACAACATGGATATTTACCTCAGGAGGCTAAAGATGCCTTCGAAAACTATGGTATACCATTCTCGGACCTATGATTTTTATTTGCAAATATAAATTTAATTCATTATATTTGTAATAAGAAAAGGATAAAACCCTAATATTATGAAAGATTATAAAAAAGTTATGCTTACGGGTCTCAAGGAGTCCTACAAGTTAGGGAAGATTTATGAGGAAGAGGTTGATTGCATCAAGGAAGCAATCCAAGACACCTATCTTGGAATGGTAGAAGAGTTAGATTCCCGACTGGGGTTGGAACTCTACGATTATAAAGTAGAGATTAAATATGACCAGGACCGGATTCCTCAGTCATATAAGCATACTCTTTTGGTCAAGTTCCATGAATCAGAAGGAGCAACTCGGATGAATTTCCGAGGGGTATTAACACAATTGAAGGAGATTCTCTCTACCGGGGATGATGAAGTACTGGTGGGGAGCTGTAACCTGGGATTAGTAATAACCATCAGGGCATGAGTTCAATTAATAAAATATGTAGAGAATACAACTGGGTATGTAAACATATCAAAGGGCCTCTCTATAGAATAAAGATGCAGGAGTTATATATTGAAGTCAACAAAGCAATGAAGGACCCAGGTTTAACCCCTGAACAAAAGTTAAAACTAATAGGTATCAGGGATATCATAAAGTCAAAACTATGAAAATGTTTGAATTGATTCCGTACATATTGAAGTTAGACCCAGAAACGGAGATAAAGTTAATCGAGGACTTGGAACCCGGTAAAGATGGATTACCTAAAATGTCTAAGATACTTCCTACCATGATAGTCAACACCAAGACAGGAGAGAAGGTACTCACTCTCATTAAAGAGAGTCACATGAAAGAGTTCATGTCAAAAGCTGAACTCATGTCAGCTCACAATGTTCAACTAAAAGATAAAGTCTCATGAAAACTCAAGACAAAAACTCAGAAGGCAGTACTCTAATCATATTCATGTGGTTAGCTATTGCCATTGTTCTAATTGTAGTTATTATGGCAGTAATCGAGAATAAAAACCAGGAAAAAGAGCCACCTGCTAAACCCTGGATAAATCCCGATGGGAGCTTACCTTATGAAACAGTTAAGGCTTTAGCTCCAGACTATATCGACAGTCTCGAAAGGGCTGGAGAGATTGAGAGATGGTTAAAGGAGCATCCTCAACAAAATGTCCACATTCGCATCACTATCGAAGACGAACGCTGGTAAAGGCCTTCAATATTTATTTGCATAATTACAAAATATTTGCTATATTTGTATATAGGAAATAAGATAATAATTAATTAAATAAATTAAGGCCATGAAAAAACAACCAGACAATTACTTATACCTCCTGAAGAAAGTTCACGGATGGTGCAAAAGACAAGGCATGACAGACCCCGAAATGTATTTCCAATGCACATTCAGGGAATTTCTCCGGAGATATGGTATGCTCCTCACTAAGATTGAGACCAGAAACAATCAGTATGGTGGTCATCATACTTTCACATTCACACCCGCTCCGGGTACAGAAGTATTTGGTGGTACAAACTCAGAACTAAAATCAATATTCGATATTTACGAGTCTCTGGATTATTTCGAATACGAACAAACATGGGTAATCCGCAATCACGGGGGTATCATCTCTATCCGCTGCTACTACCCAATCTAGTAACTTAAAGATAACTGGATATGAAAACACTTAAGTTATTACTGCAAGCATTACTGGAATGGATAATCCTGGTAGCTGTAATACCGATAGTTTCTTGGGTAATCATCCAAATAAAATACTAATCATGAAACCGAGTATCACATTCAACACCCAAGATTATCCCATTGATGGGTTATATTTCCCACCATAACCCTAAATATACCTTATGGGTATCTTAACTTACATTTCTTTAAGTGGTACATAGAAATTGACTGGTAAATTCACCAGCTAAAGCTTAAAAATCAAATAATCTTATACAGGCCATAAACCATGAAAGAAGTCAATATAACCCTCAATGAAAAGGATATAAAAGACCTTCAGACAATACTGGATAATGCCGAAGCTTATGCCGACACTCATAACCTCAAGGCAGTATTCAATGCAGTAGATAGAATCAAAGCCAAACTGGAAGGTAAATCCATAGAGAAAAGGGAATATAAAACCATTTACACTCAATTAGAGTTCGTTAAGTCAATACAGGACTACTCCCTATTCCCCACCAGGGCCCTGTATCATAAGCTATGCCATTACAAAGAGCAATGCTTAAGATATCTCAAGAATAACCCAAATGACTTTGAGAAACAATTGGACCTGGTAGACCTCAATCACATGGGTATACCTGATAAGAAACCACCAATCAAAAGAGGTCCCAAACCAAAAGTAGACCCAAGCTCAATATGTGCACAATGTGAATTTCCTTCAATAGGAGGATGCACCTCATTTTGCAACGGAGAACGCTTCCAACAAAAGAACAGAAAATGAAACAAGAAGAATCCAGAGAATTAAGAGATCTCTCAATGAATCAACTTAATGCAAAGTTATCCGAACTCTACAAAGAACTACCATCCCGTAAATGGGCATTCCAAAGAAAATACAGACAACATATCCTTAACCTAATCAACCAAATCAAACACGAACAAACCCTAAGACGCAAAGGACTAAGGACACAAGGAATCTGGATAAAAATCCCTAAAACAATAACCACTATGAAAATCAAAGTCACAGCCCTATCAAATTCTACTCCCAAGGAATGGGTACTACTTCCAGCCATAGTAATCACATCCCAAAGTCCATTCTACATCATCATCTCTTGGCTGAGGTGGTATATAGAATTCGACTTCTTCCCAACCTACAAATCCAAATAACCATGAATAAAGAAGACATCCAAACCTTAACACCAATAGAAAAGGTACAAACCTTAATAGCCTTAATAGATACTCCCATAGGTAGGAGAAAATATCCCAAGGACCTAATACTCTTAGCCCAATCCCTAAAGGAAGACTTCCCCCTACCTAACCCCCAACAAGAATAAATTCAAATATTCAATACACAAACCTTAATATATCATTCATTAAGGAATACATGTAATATATTTATATCATAATCATATATGGCTTTTATGGTTAGCTTTTTATCTTAGAAGCCTTTTATTTGTGTGTTAGGATAGGGTAAAAGTTAACAAGCAGTCGGTGATACGGATTCTGACTCCGAAAAAGACCTGAGGCCATAAAATCCGATGGGGAAAAATTTTTAGGGTAGGGCAAAAGGGGGCCTTCACTGTGTACCCTAAGAGCTTCAGAGCTATCTTGGTTACTATACGTATTAGCTAAGTCGACTTAGGGCCCTAAGACCCAAAGAGAGCCCAAAAGGCAGCCTTTAAGGTACCTAAACCCCTACCTTAATCAAGTCTATATTATATATAATCGTAAGTCTTTTAAGGTAAGGTTAAGGCCTTAGCTAAGGCCTTTTCGATAAAGAGACATTAGGCCCTCTGACTCTTGATATCTACAGCTTGACTCTCTATTCAGATTGGTACACTTAGGTGCCTTTAAGGGCCTTAATCCTAATCCCTAAAGAATACAATCTATATTATATATATATATATATGCGAGTCTTTTAGGGGATTTTGGAACAGGTGTCTAAAATCTATATGCCAGGAATAGAGTATTGGAGATTTGATTTCTCAAGTTAAGGCTTAGTTAAGGCACATTTAGGGTACCTTTTAAGGCCTTTTATGGTAGGTTAAGGTACCTTAATATAGCCTTCATATTATATAAGGATTGGCTTTTAGTGGCCTTTGGGATTATGGCCTTGGGCCTTATGAGGGCCATCAATATTTATTTGCATATATAATATATTATATCTATATTTGTAATGCAGTATAATAATTAAATAGATAAAATTATGAATTACTCGGTAAGCTCTTTTAAGGTTTATATTGATAAGGTTAATCCTGACAGTTGGATTATCAGGGCCCTAGAAAATAATGGATATGACCTTGATTACTGTCTCGAGTTGGATTACCTGGCGGGGTTTATTGCAATAGAGGTATATAGGGATGAATTCGATTGGGTATGCGAACTCTTGGATTATACCGAGAACCCGGATAACACCAGGGAACAGCTGCTCGGGTTTTATAACTATGCTCGGACAGAGTATAAGGACCTGGAAGGTTATCCGGAATATAAATAGGGCTATGGTAGGGAGTTGGCCCTACCATTTGCTTTCATATCTTTTCTGTTAGGCCTGCCAACTCAGGCCTTTTTCATTTATGAGCTTATAAGGCCTTTATGGATTCAATATGTGTACCCTCTGGTGCCTTATAGTGGCCATAAACCTTAGGCCCACTTGAAGGCCCTAATATTTAATTTGCACAAATTAAATATTTGTTGTATATTTGTAATACAGAAAAGAAATAACTAATTTTTAATCTTTACAATTATGAAAGCAAATCAAATTAAAAATCAAATTGAGAACCAACTGCAAAACCAACTTGCAACCTTCTCCATGCTCAACTCTGCACTCCCTGCAATCTCCCAAATTGCTCAAACCCTCACCGACCTTCTCCCTCAACCCGAGGAACTCTCCTTCTATCACTCTCACAATTGGACTCTCGATTCTGCCCACGGTGCCGAAATCACCTCCCTTATCCTGGATACCTCCTACCAGGAATCCGACCGGGACTTCGAAACTCCCATAATCGAAAAACTCAACTTCGAACTTAATTCGGACCTGGGCTCTATCCGAATAACCTCATCAAATATCGCCGACGGGCTTATTCTCCTAAATATATCCTACCTGGAATAAACCCAGGTTAAACCTAAACTTAGGCCTACCTTATAGGGGGCCTTTTAGGTATGTACATGGTTAAGGCCTTATATCGCTTTTAGTAGCTTGGCTTATAGGCCTTTTATATTATAGGCCATGCAGGCACCTCTTGGCACCAATCCCAACCCTGTATTCAAAATTTTCCTAAAATGCAATGCAAAATAAAGTGTTCCCATTTGCAAGTAGGGGCATATCATAGAAACTTAGTACTTACGGAATATAAGTTTACTTAGTTATAAAATTATATAGTTCTAGATTCCCAAGGACCAAGGCCGAAAATGAAAAGGAATATTAAAGGCCTTAGCAAGGGAATTAAGGTACCCACTGGCACCAGCTAAGGCCATATTTCAATCAGACCTTATACCAACAAACCCTCCTACCAACAATAACCTTATACTCAACCTACCATTAAACCAACCTACCCTAACACCCTAATTCCTTAATAGGCAATATTTATTCTAATCCGTTCTATTATAGAAAAATATAATCAAAATTTATGTCTAAAATTTTGTAATTGAAAATATTTGTTGTATATTTGTAATACAGAAAAGAACTAATAAAAGTTAAACCAATTAAAAATTTTACTACTATGAAAGCAAATGAAATTTTAGCAATCGGCAACGAAATTTTTTCGACCAACGAAAGAAAAAGCATCTACAAAAAAGAAATCTTTGCAGAATGTAAAACCGACAAAGAAAAGAAAAATTTGCGTATGAAATTACGCAAAAAGCTGGACAACTTTATTGCCGAAAGCATTGCATCGGCAAAGCAACCTGCCAAGTTGGCTGAACTCCGCAAGGCATGGCAATCCTATGCCACCCAGGTATACATTAACTCCACTGCCATAGTGGATGCCAATGCCAACACGGAAAAACGGAAATCCATCACCGACTTCCTTGCACTTATGCAACCTGCAAAGGGGGGTAAATAAAACCCCTACCGGGGTAATACCAAAGGGGACAAACCAAAATTTGTCCCCTATTTTTAATAAAATTTATTTTTGCGATAGGGACACCGTGGCCCCCTTTTACTGCCAGATGTTTTTGAAGACCTCGTGATAAGACTCTTTAAGGTACCAAAACCTTTTTACTGCCAGCTCCCAAAGAAACCTCTCCTTAAGCTCTCCCTGAAAGGCACCTACCGAATAGGCACATAACCACATCCCCCCCTCTCCCTACACAAAATGAAGAACCCTACCAAAGGCTCTTCATAAAATTTTTCCAGGATATTTTTAGGCTCCTATTATAAGGCTCATGATTTAGCCTTATATATCCCTATAAGTCTATCAAAAGCCTTAACCCTTACTTCACTATCCCACTTACTCCACCAAAATATTTCTCGAAGGGTCAACTTATGGTTTTGAAATTCCCTATAAGCCTTAGTAGTTTTATCCCCACCCAAGAACTCAAAGTTAAATTCAGGGATAAGTATAAAAGGCCATTCAGGATTATACAATAGTTTACCATCAAGTATCTCTGACTCATGTCCCATATCCTGTAAGATACAAATCAAAGACTTCTTTAATTCTGAATCTCTTATCATAGCCAATTTGAATGCCTTGCACATTCCACAATTAAGAATGGTATTCACATAAACATCCTTAGCTTTGGTTATCCATTCCAGGATAATCCTATTCTTCTCTTTCTGTTCCATGATTAGGCATAGGGTTTAATTATAACTATTGTAAGAGTGACTACCAGAATGCAAATTATTCCGAATATGAATAACTCACCTATTATTTGTAATAATTTACTAGAATGTTTCTGCAACGAGCAAAGGACCCCACCCATTATTCCCAATGTAAGTGTGAATCCCATAAGGAAGAAAAGGATATGAAATAAAATCTTTAACATGATATTTATGAATTTAAGGGATATAGACCTGAAGATATCGTTTCGGTATCAAGGTATACACACAATAAGAGGGACCCTTGGTAGTGAGCCCCTCTTAGGATTATTGCCTATCTAATAACTTGATATCTAAATTTCCATTGGCATATATGGTAATGTAGTCTATTATCTGTACTCCGTCGTCTGTTGGCATTTGTATACCGGAGTTATTTACCTTTATAGTCAGCTTCTGATTGTCAAAGTCTAAATGGTAATAGGGAAACCCTACAATGTGGGTTCCTTCTGGAGTACTTGGACCTTGGAAAGCTGTCAGGTCCATTACCAGTTTAATACCATCTATCCTACTATGGATGAGGTCCACTACAATTTGGGAGAGTACCTCCTCCTCAGTAACAAACCCAATGGATGACCAGCTTTTACCCGATGTCTTGTTGTTCTCTAACTTAATTTCTGCAAATTTCATATCATCTTCGATTATAGGTACATTACCTTGGTGAAATAAAAGTAAACTCATATCGTATGGTTTATGGATTAAAAGTATATCACTATGATATACTCTTAGGTGACCTACTCACACAAAAATACCCAGCCTAAATGACCGGGTATATATGTAGTATGGTTAGTTCTCGAAATACTTAACACTTATGTTACCATTGGCATTTACAACCAGGCCAACGAATACGTTGTCTGCCATTCTTCCTTTACCATATAAGGCAGCATCGAAATCTAACCTGGCCGAAACCTTTATTGGTATAGCCGGTATTGCTAAGGTAAAGGTGAGAGGTTTGGTATCAAACCTAAAGCTGATGACTGGTGTAGCTATGAAATCCATGGTATAATCATAACCAACTCCTACTTCTTCATAAGAAACCCTTATGATGGGTATGATGGGTTCATCGCCTTCTTTACCATAACCATTCCGAAGCATTAGTTCATAGGCCTGGGAATTGGTCATTCCTTCTACTTTATTGAAGGTTATTTCACCCTCATTGGTAACATTGATTCTAAAAATTATCGGCTTCATATTTTCCAAGATTTGTAATACATTCTGTGAGTGAAATCCTAACATAGCTTTTGGTGTTAAGGTCCTTATATACGCATAAAAGTATTTCTTAGAAGAAATACTTTTACCATTAAACACATACAATACGGCTATGTTAGGATTCCATTCTCAAAACGTACCAATCATAATAGAAGAAAATGATATGAAATTCGCAAAATTACCCTTACCAAGCACTGATATGGGAAGTTGGATGACCAATGTACTATCTACAGTTGAACTGATAACTATCTACAATCAAGTTAAAAATGAACAGATAGATGGCATTATGATAGTAGATAGCCATGATTATGGTGGTCAATATGAACAGAAAGCCATATCCACGGGGTTCAGATTTAATAATTCAAGGGTAGAGTTTCACTTTAGTCATAGTTATTCTGTAAACGGTAATCAACCCATTGGAGAAGGTTTCGTTAACGACGACCAAACTAGAGCCATAGTCACCGTTACTATCTCATCTACAGGAATACTTATTTATCAATACCACAGCTTGGAATAATATAAAAGGGAAAAGAGGTCAGTATTTATCTGACCTCTTTTGTGTGATTACATTTACTACTTTTGGTCTGGTTCTTTAACCTTGGCCTTTTGTTTGAAGTAGAACTTGGTTTCTACGAAAAGATAGGGGTATTCCTTATTATCGGGGTCATATACCAAGGTATAATCTACCCCTCTAACGTTAGCTTTCATGTAATGAAACTTTCTCCAAGCTTCATCCTTTAGATTCTTGATTACTTGTTCAAAAGAACGTACAAAACCAACTCTCTTCCTTAAGTACTTCTTTGTTCTACCAACTTCTTGGTAAAACATTTCCTCTACTACTCCACCAGCAGCATAGAACTGACCCGGAGTATAAACTTTTACTGCCATATAATTGTGATTAAGATTCCCAGATATCAAATGATTGGTCTTGGTTTGTTGTAACTACTAAATCGTAGTTTTCCCTCTTTACTCTAAGCTTGGAGTAGGTTATACCATATTCCTTGTAAATACCTACCTCAGTATCGGTTAGGATATTTTCTATATTACCTTTAAGTTTACCACTAAACTTCTGAGGACACCCCATTATCAAGGGGTTTATCTTTCCATAGATTTTGTCCACTATCAAGCTTGGAATATCTCCGTCCAGTATTACTTTCTCTATATAGGCATCCCATACGGGAATTTCTTTCTTCTCTTGATCACTAACCCTCGGGAGAATTATCTCAGTGTTGATTCGTCTTCTTGCCATTTCTGAAGAGTACGTTGAATGTTAATATAAACAGCCCGGTTACTACTGCCGGACTTACCGCCCAAATAAGGAATAAAACTCCATATCTTACTGTATTACTGGCTTTCCTTAATGGAGTTTCCTTGATTACACTTATCAGGAAGATACAAAAAATAAACCCTAAAACATACATGATGAGTAGGGTATAACCCAACCAAGTCGGGGGAGTAGCTGTTAGCGTATTATACATGATATAATGATTAAGCAGGTGATGCAAATTATGAGTGTTTGTATGGCTTCTTTCTTACCCTTGGACCAAGATTGATTACCTTCATATTCCTTGTCAAGCTCTTTCAAAGCTTTCCAAGCCATTCCACCACTATATGCAGTGTAACTGAGTATGTTAACTATAGCCCAATGTAAGAGGAATCGTATCATATATCTCCGAGTTTTTCGAGGATACGGCTTATTTTAGCCGCTGCATACCTAATAATATTGGCATTTTCAATGCCTTTTTTATTGATAGCGGCTAATTTATCGATACCACTAGTTAAAGTTCTCTGAGCCGTCATAGTTTTGTACTTTTCTTCATCGAAAACTTCAATTTTGTACTTCGAATTTAGAGGATGAAGAGTTCTATCCATCTTGATACCATTCTCAAGGGTGTAAATTCCCTTTTTCCTCTCCTTAATTGCCGTCTTTTCAAAGAAGGCAGGTCCTGTTACCAGTAGTAAATCACCAACTTTCATAGGTTTTGTTATTATTTTATGCAATATAATATAGATTATTCAACTTCCTTCAAGTATTCAGCTATAATAGGATCTTCACCTCGTATAATCTTACGTAAAGGACGGTAACTTTTAACTTTGAATTTAGATTGAAGTTGTTTAGTAGTCCAATTAGGATGTTTTTGATAGAATTTATAAATCTTTATCTTGAGTTCGTTGCTATATTTAGATTTTGGATGTTTATCTCCGAATACTCTATAATAAGGGTTTTTATCTCCTCGTTTATCCCCCGGCTTCATTCTACCCTCTCTCACAGCTTTTTCATTATTTTCTTTGGGTGTACACCAATATAGGTTACTTACCTTATTATTTAGGGGGTTATTATCCTTATGACCCACATAAGGTTTATTATATTTGTTAGGTATATGAACTTTTGCTACTAACCTTGAAACCGAACGTATTCCTCCTCTAAAATAAAAATAAGCTCGACGGTATTTATGATTCTTGGATAAACTGTGGTATATCCTTAACTGTACCCAATTATTATTCCTTAACTCAAAGATATCACCGTCAACACTTACATATAATCCGGGCATCCAGGGAACATTCTCTTTCATCATAAAATATGTTTTAGAACAATAGCAAAGCTAGTTCTTTGCAAGACCTTCAGGTATATATTATATAATCTATTTTCAATGAATGTTTTAGGTGTATGTGGAGCTCAAGGAGCTCTATTATTCGAGTTTAAAGAGCATCTTATAGCCAATGTAGAGCCAAGAGCAGTATTTCACTCCAAAAAAGAGGAGCAATGGAAGCTCAATTTTGGCAATATACCGTTTGTAAGGAGCCTTGAAGAGGTCAAAAACACCAAAATTGACCTAATACTCGGTTCTCCCTCATGTGGTCATAGCTCTGTATTCTCTTATTCGAGAAAAAAATCCTTGGGAAAACCCCGGGAGGATGTCACCCTTAATTTATATCTTTCCAGTATAAAGAAGTTCAAACCCTCAATATTTATGCTGGAGAACCTCCCTAAGCTTCTAGATTTTATTCCTATCGGGGAATGGGAGCATAATTTACCCGATTACAAACTTATAGTTCACTGTCACTCCGTTACGGTATTCGGTAATTCCCAACAAAGTAGGAAACGTTTGGTGTTGATAGGAGTTAGAAAAAACTCCAAAATCAACCCACAGATATTTGACCATACTTTTCAGGTTACAAAATCCAAGAATCTGTGTCAATTGAAAAGAGAGGTTAGGAGAGACCTAAATTATCGGGAAGCTGATGATAAAAAGTTAGCCATGTATCACTATGCTGATAAATCTAAAACCACTCTAACAGTAGCTCAAGTAAGAAAGCTATGGAAAACTGAGTTCAAAAATGATTACAAATGGCCCATGAGAACTCAAAAGATGAAGACTCTTCCTGGAGTATATCGAAATAAGAAAAAGAGCTACCCATTAACCGTAAGACCTTCATCAAGGCAATTTAATCCCCACGGTAGAATAATGGGACTTGATGAATATAGGGTGATTATGGGTTTTCCCAAATCATTCAAGGTATATTTTGACAATGCTAATCAGACTTATTGGTTGAATAAAGGGAGAAATACCCTAACTAAGGGTGCCGTATATGAGAATTCATTGTGGTTAAAATCCTGTTTACAAAAGGCTGGTCTAATATCAAAATGAATATCCCCTATCGCGTACGTATATGCGCAGTTATTGAGTATTTTTCTTTAGAAAAATACGAAAATAACCTCCAGCTTGCTGGAGTACTTAGCTTTTAAGTATTAGTTTTAAGATTTACTTTCTTTAACCCCCCCTATAATCCCCCCCTAATTGTTTTCATAAACCCTAAACCATGAAAAATGTAATCCTAACCTCGGCCTTCATATTTATGGCCTTAACAATATTCTGGTTATGGAACCGAAATTCTGAATTAAGTCATGACCTTAAAAATTCTTCTCGTCGGGTTGATACTGTTGTGGTTAATAATCCATTTGTACCCAAAGTTGAATTCCATAAGATTCAATTACCCCGAATGGTGTTCCTATATCGGGTTGATTCTGTTCCCATTGAACGAATAGAATATGTTGATAGAGTGGTCACTATCATTCAGAAAGATTCAACTAAAATTGAATACAATGAATTGTTCTTGACCAATTATCCCCAAGCTCCTAAGTTGTTGCAAATACTATCTGGTGGTGATAAGCTATCTATCACTACATTTAATACCGATTGTAAGCTTATTACTGAGGAGTATTCGGTAAACTATTCTCGTTATCAATACAACTACCTGGATAGTAAATTAACTTACAAGAAAACACCCTTCCTAAAAAGATTTAATCCAGTAGTTCAGTATACCCTACGACCAGTACATAACTTCCATGATTTGGATTTTGGCTTGAAATACAATACCAGTAAATTTAATTATGAAGCCGGGTTGAATATCAACTATTATCCTAAGCTTCGGGATAATTTAGGTCTCGACCCTTACTTAAGAATTTCATACAATTTCTGACATGGCAAGAAAGAAGACATTAGTTGAAGATGCGAGTATTACACCTGAACAGCTTAAAATTCTGGTTCGGGTGATGAAAGACCCGTTCTTCTTTTCTACTTTCTGCTACGTGATAAACCCAGTGTTGGGCATGGTAAAGTTCTTGCTCTACCCTTTTCAGAAGGCAGTGCTATACCAATTCATGCTCAACAGGTTCAATATCATCCTAAAGTTTCGTCAGGCTGGTATTACTGAGCTAATCTCTCTCTACTGTCTTTGGTTAGCAATGTATCACCCTAACAAGAAGATAAATATTATCTCAATCAAGGACACCGTAGCAAAGAAGGTACTAAAGAAGATTAAGTTCATGTACAAGAATCTACCCTCATATCTGCAAGAGCCAATTACTAATGGTCGTGCAGGAGAGTTTGGTTCTGTATCAACTATAGAGTTTGCAAATGGTTCTGTAATAGAATCTATTCCAACCTCTGACCAAGCTGGTCGTTCTGAATCTTTGTCGTTGTTAGTGATTGATGAGGCAGCAATCGTAAGGTGGGCTTCAACCATCTGGGCATCAGCTTTCCCTACCCTGTCAACTGGTGGTGCTGCTATTGTTAACTCATGTATTACTGGTGATACTCAAATTATAGGTAAAGATGGGCCATTCAGAGTAGATTCTATTTGTCCCAAAACTTTTGGTAAGATGGATATATCACATCTTGGACTGAGAGTATTATCACATACTGGAAAGTGGCAGAGAGTACTTGGTTCTGTAAATAAGGGTGTACTGAAAACTTGGGAAGTTCACAATGAGCAAGGTAGGGTTATTAAATGTACTCCAAAACATAAGTTGTATACTCTTGAAGGTTGGTTACCTGTTTCAGAGATAATCAAACGAGATATACCTGCTATCTTCTATCATACTGGTATAAGCGGTCTGGAGCAGAATCCAGTAACCGTAAAACCCAAGAAAGAGATATGCAAACCCATACCTGGTTATCCAAACTATGAAGTCTCCAACTGGGGAAGAATCTTCATTGTAAAGAATGGAACGAGGGTAGAAAAATTACCAAAACCATGTACTAACCGAGAAAAATATCTAAATATAAGTCTGTGGAATAATGGTCAAAAGAAAAAGATATGTGTCCACAATCTGGTGGCTAAAGTATTCTTGGGAGAAATTCCAGAAGGATATGTAGTTGACCACATTAATAATAATCCCTCAGACAACTATGTAACCAATCTCCAGATAGTTACAGTAGCTGAGAACGGTCAAAAAGCTGCGAAACATTCTTATGGAATGAAGCTTGGGTCTAAACTAAAAGGGGGATTCAACTACGACTTAAGAGTGGTGGCTTACATAAGATACCGTTATCAGGAACTTGGTTACTACTATGGAGTGTTGGAGAAGATATCTCAGGAGATTGAGAATAAGTTTGAGGTTAAACTGAATAAGTCTTATATTCAACGTATTGTATCTGGTAAACGTGGTACAAGTATCTATCTTTCTAAGCTGAAAGTAGTTAGAAAGTATTACGATACCATTTATGACATTTGCGTTGAAAACGATGAATCTTACCTCATCAACGAAGACTACGTGTCTCATAACACGCCTTATGGCGTCGGGAACTTCTTCCATGGTACTTGGGTAGATGCCATATCTGGAGGCAACCCATTCAACCCAATCCGATTGTATTGGCAGATGCACCCTGACCGAGATGAGAAATGGTATGAAGAAATGTCTGCTGCTCTTGGTTCCAAGAGAACTGCTCAGGAGATAGATGGTGACTTTCTATCATCAGGTAATACAGTATTTGACTTAGCTGATATTAAAGCTATAGAGGAATGCTTATTCGACTACCCTGTTATCAATACTCGTCTCAAAGGTCAGTATAAAGAGTTCAACGAACCAGACCCGAACAAAGAATACTTTATTGGTGGTGACTGTGCTACTGGTAGAGGTACTGACTACTCTGCTTTCACCTGTATGGATAAAGAAGGAGAAGAGGCTGCAGTATATAAGGGGAGAATACCCCTGAACAAGTATGCCCGACTCCTTGGAGATATTGGAGAGAAGTATAACTTTGCTAAGTTAGCTCCCGAGACCAATGATGTTGGTATGACGGTAACTACCATACTTCAAGATGAGGGATATCCTAATCTATACTTCTATACTAAGCTCTTACGTAAGAAGAGGAAGAATAGACCAGAAGAAGATAAGTTCCCGGGATGGTTGACCACAACCAAGAACCGTTCTGTAATAATCGAGAACTTAGAGAAGGATATCAGGGAAGAGAACGTAATTATAAAAGACCCGTTCTTTGTACAAGAAGCATACACCTTTATTTATGACGGTGCTGGAAGACCTATTGCTCGTGGTAAGCATAGAATGAATAACTCCTCTATGGACCTGGATTTGGAAGGTGAAACATATTCTGATGATGCGATATTCGGTAAAGCTATCACTAATCATATTAGATCTCACAGTCCATCTGGTACTGTAGTAATTCCTCAGTAAGCATAAACAATCCAATATAACATGAAACTTAATCCTATCAGTTGGTTCACTAGGTCTAAGCCTGTGGAATCTAAGAACAAAGATGAGGGAAAGGGTTCAATAAGTCCGGGCAGAGTTTCTCAACCAGATGATGGTGTGGGAAACTCTGAACTCATTACCACTCTTAATGGTATGACGAACTTAGTTACCCCAACGTTCAGAACAGAACTAATACCTATCATTCGGGACCTTTATAAGATAAACCCGGACGTCAGCATTGCATTGCAGGACATGTTCAAGCTGTCGAATACAGGTCATACTATAGACTTCCCAAACAATACTCCAGATGAGTCTACCAAGATGAGGGAGCATTTGAGGGATGTGTCAAGAAAGTGGTCTAAGTATACTGCTGGTATTGATGGGTTAGTAAACAAATTCATAGTTCAGCTTCTTGTTAGTGGTGCTATATCAGTAGAAGGAGTACCAAACAATAAATTAACAGGGCTGGAAACAATACTATTCATAAAACCAGAAACTATAAGGTTTAAGAGAGAGAACAACGGAGTATATCACCCATATCAAAGGAATCCCCGTTTGGTAGATGGTCTCAAAGATTCGTTCATACGATTGAATACAGAGACCTATTGTTATGTAGGTATGTATAATGATACTGATGAACCATACGGAGTGCCTCCATTCATGTCGGCTTTGGATTCTATTGCTGGTCAACATACCATGAGGAAGAATTTCAAACATATCATGGAGGTAATGGGAATGGTTGGTTTCTTAGAAGCCAAGATGGCTAAACCTCCCCGTACTGCTGGAGAAAGTGAAAAAGCTTATGCAGCACGTTTGGAAAGTACTCTTCGGAAGATGAAGACCAACATAGTTGGAGGTATGTCTGATGGAGTAGTGGTGGGTTACATTGATGATCATGAATTCGAATTAAGGTCTACTTCAGCTTCTATGCAGAATATAAACCTCCCATGGAATATGAATCAGCAATCCGTAGCAAATGGTCTAGGGGTAAATGGTTCTATCATCGGAGTATCTGCATCTCAGAGCGGTACCGAGGGAGGAGCTGGTATACAGTTGTCTAAGATGATATCCCAGTTAAAGAATATCCAAACATTGGTAATCTTTGTACTGGAGTTCTTTTATTCTCTAGAACTGCGCCTGGCGGGGTTTAACAATAAAGGAATCACTATCAAGTTTGGAACTTCAACTGTTTCAGACGATATTAAGTTACAACAGGCTCGTGAATATCGGGCTCGTGTAAATGTAACCTTATACAATCAGGGTATTATAAGTCAGGAACAGTTTGCACGGGATATGGGTTATGAAACGCCTGACCAACCTGGACCAAGAACTCCTGTAGAATCTGATGATTCAGATGGGACGGGGGATTCAGATACAGGTCAGAAAAAGAAGAAACGAGAAGACGATAAAGATAAGTCAGACCGTAGAACTCGAGATAAAGTAAATCCCAATCCTAAAAGGAAAGATCAAGACAGTAAACCGAGATAAATTATGCCAAAGACTCAACAGAATACCGATGTAATGGTATTAAGTGCAGCTCATAGCTTGATGGTATCTAATGTACCAGAAGTAGTTATAGATGCTCACTCTCTCTCTGAAAACTTCTACAAGGGCACTGGCAACTTCAGTGAAGACCCTAAGAAGTCACTGGAAAGATTTGGTATGTGGGGTGGCACTTTGAATGTCAACCAGTTCATGCCAGAAGTAACTCCAGAAATGTTAAAGCCAAAGGACAGTGACTTTATCGAGCCAATGTTCCGAATGCTTTCTGCCGCAATAGTGGCAAGGAAGTATAATCCTACTGAGTTTCCAGAAGCAGTACTGAAGGAATCAATGCCTTTACTGGTAGGTCAATCAGTTAATCTTGACCATGAGACTGATGTAGCTAATGCTATCGGGGCAGTTAAGTCAGTAGAATGGCAAGAGGCTTACAAGGATGAAAAGATTGGGATAATTATCCCTGCCGGTATCAACGGTATTCTAAAGATAGACGGTCTTTCTAATCCCCGTATAGCTCGGGGTATTCAAATGGACCCACCATCTATACACTCTAATTCGGTAACGGTAGAGTTTGCATGGGAACCCTCTCATGTTTTTGAAGACATCTGGGAATTCTATTCCAAACTAGGTACATATACTGAGAATGGAGAACTTATTCGTAGGGTTGTTACTAAGATCATATCTTACAAAGAGACATCTCTAGTATGGCATGGGGCAGACCCATTTGCTCAGCTAATCAAAAGCGGTAAGTTAAACAGCCCTGCTTATGCAGGAAGTCAGTATTATTCTTTTTCTGAAGAAAAAGCTGCTGAAGCAAATGACCCAGCAAAGAGGGTATCTATGTTCGACTTCAAGGTTCTTTCTGAAAAAGATATAAAGTACAATACCACCCAATCTAATAATGAAAAGGGTGCCGGAAAGGGTAACCACAATAATCAAACAAATAAAACAAACATGGACAAAGAATTGCAGCAAGTGCTGGCGAGCCTCTTTGGTGAAAATCTTTTGACCCTTTCTGAAGGTCAGGAAGTTTCGACAGAGCTGGCTATCACCCAGATCAAAAACCTGGTACAGCAGAATCAAAGCCTCACAGAGGCAGTGGCTTCAAAGGACACTGAGATTCAGACTCTCAAGGAAGAGAAGGCAAATCTCGAGAAGGACGTAGAGTCTTACAAGGAAGCAAAGAAAAACTGGGACGGTCATATCAAATCCTTCCGTGAGGAAACGGTGGCTGCCTACAAGAAAGTTTCCGGCGAGGAGAACGTAGACCAGAACATCCTGGCACTACTGGAGAACGAAGGAACCACCATGGAGACCCTCAGTGCTCTTCGTAAGACTTATGACGCACAGCTGGAAGACAAATTCCCGATGCACTGCAATCATTGCGGTTCTCAGGACGTGGGCAGGGCATCTTCTATCAATCTCGAGGGAGAAGATGAGACGAAGAACGGAGACAAATCCACTCAGGCAGTTGCCCAAGCTCTGGCCGACCGGAAACTCCGAGGAGAAAAGAAATAACAGAGAAAGTAACTCAAATTTCAAATTAAATTATGGCAGACTTACACAAAGTGGGTTCCCGAACCCCGCAGGCTGTGATTTACAAAAGTGAATCGCACAAGCTTCATCAGGCATTCCCGGTAAAGAAAGATGATATCATCGTTCAGGGCCAGCCAGTAAAACTGAATAATGACGGTACCATTTCTCCGTATACCGGAGCAGAGGGAGAAATCTACATCGGTATCGCTATCGGTTACAGTCAGTACCCAGCATATCCACCCTCGGCAGCGGGAGTAGAGGTAACAGTTATGGTACAGGGCTATACTGTTATTCACGGTATAGCAAAAGAGGCTATAGCTACTACTGGTTATGTACAGACCGACGGTACGTTGGATGACAGCGGTATATATCCCAACTACAAGTCGTCGGCGACTAATGCCGAGACTCCCTTCCTGGCTATAAACACGGCAGAGGCAGGTGAACTGGTACGAATCCTTGCAAAATAATAAGAAAAACACCTTTATAACATGGCAGAAAAAACTTTTACTCGGGAGCAGTACTTAAAAGAGCTTCCCGAAATCGTAAAGAACATGGACGGCTTCCGACAGGGAAGCAATAAGAGTCTCCCGGTAGACATACACCTTGGCGACATGCTCCAGGAGAAATATGGTATTACTCAGGAGGACTACTTCAAGGCCGTTGGGTTCAACCCTAAAGTGGACACGATGGAGAACATATACTCCATGCCGAATCCCGAACTTCGCTGGCTCGTTCCGGAGATTGTCCGTGAGGCAATCTATCTGGGAATGCGAGAAGCACCATTCTATCCCAACATCATCGCATCCGATCAGCCAATCAACGGGCTTACCGCCATCATGCCCCTCGTCAACATGTCCGACGCCAATCCTGCACGGGTGAACGAGGCAGAGACCATTCCTCTGGGTACCGTATCATTCGGCCAGAAGTCGGTCAACCTCTTCAAGATAGGCAAGGGTTTCAAGGTTACTGACGAGGTACGAAGCTACGTATCGATGGACGTAATGGCAATCTTCCTTCGTGACTTCGGCGTTCAGCTGGGTTATGCAATGGATGCTCTGGCCATGGATGTCCTCGTAAAGGGCAACAAGCTGGACGGTTCTGAATCGGCTCCGGTTATCGGCGTAGGCGACACTTCAAAGGGAATCCAGTATCGTGACCTCCTCCGGGTATGGATTCGGGCCTCTCGCTTGGGTCGTCAGTTCCGTACCATCATCGGCGGCGAGGAACAGGCCCTAGACCTCCTCGACCTTCCCGAATTCAAGCTGCGTTCGTCGGGTACGACCGATGCCCGCCTGAATCTGAAGACTCCGGTTCCCAACTCGGCAGACTTCTACATTCACGGCGGAACTCCAGCAGACGAGGTAATGCTCGTAGACCCGGCAGCAGCCATGATAAAGCTGACTGCAAAACAGCTGATGCTGGAGTCGGAACGTATCGTTTCGAATCAGACCGAGGCTATCTATGCTTCGCTGACGACGGGCTTCTCGAAGATGTATCAGGATGCTTCTATCCTCATCGATGCGACGAAGGAATTCTCTACCAACGGATTCCCCGACTACATGGACGTCGACAAGTACCTGACCGGTATCATCGAGTAACACCCAACAACTCAAACCTGGGGGCGGCTTAATACCGCCCCATTAACTAATTTAACTATGGCAAGTAAACGATATGTAAAACTGAGTCCTAAGGCAAGTATCTTCTATGACCAGGCCTCAAAGATTAAGGTTCTCCGCAAAGATGTTGTGGAATTAACCGACAAGCAGTTTAATCTGCGGGTTATCAAAGCAGCCCTGGCAAACGGATATCTCATCGAGACAAAGGCCGAGGAATTCAAGGCACCCAGCTCGAAAGAAAGCTCACCTGCTCCAAAGAAAGAGGTTGACCTGGAAGCAGTTCGGAAGAAGTTCGATGAACTCGTGGAAGCTGAGGAAGCTCCTGAGAAAATCAAAGAACAGTTCAACACCGAGGAGTTGAAGGCTTTGGCTATCTCCTTGGAGATTGAGCCGGAGGATGGTGACACCAAGCTTGACTTGGTAAATGCTATCCTCGATGAGCTGAAGGACGAAGACGACGAGTAAACTATGAAAGAGGTAGATTTTTTATCTACCGTAGTTGGACTCAATGCAAGGTTTAGGGGATTCGCTGATGAACTACCCCACGACTTTACAGTAACATGGGTATTTGGTGATGGGAAGACAGAATCACACGTCGGTGTGGTAACTGCTTCCCATGTTTATGAGGCTTCTGGTGACTATGTGGTCAAGATGACCATAACTAACAATGTCGGAGGAGTTGCATTATCCAAGACTCAGGTTATCGGGGTTAGTGAAGAGGTAAATACCCAGTTGCCTGGCAGTATCTACGAGCTGATAGACACTTATATACCCGAGGATATCTTTGGTAAACTTACGCTTAAAGAGAAGCAACAGTTTATCGAGAAATGGCAGCTGTATATTCAGCCGCTAGTAAATCATGAAGTACCTATAGAGGAATTTAATAATGAGTTGTATTACGAAGCTCTAGAAAACCAGCTAATTATGGAATTGGCAGCCTATGATTATATGGTAGTGCAGATTTCATTGATGGTTGGTGCCACTGCAGAATCAGTTAAAGAGAGTAACTCATCCTCTACATCTGAATCCGAGTCTTCAGAGTCAAGCCAGGGTTCAGGTGAGGTTAAGCGAATACAAACAGGTCCAACTGAGGTAGAATTCTTCAACGATACTGACTCTGAATCTAAAACCTCATCAAATGTCATAAAAGCAATGCAACCAGGTGGAGTTATTGATATACTTAAACAAAATCTGTGTATGCTTGCTGAAAGACTTTCCATCTATCTACCCATTTGCCGAACAGTGAAGAAGGTAGTAGTTCCAAAAGTAGTCAACCACCGGAGGCCAGGACCATTAGATGGCCCAGACCCAGGCTTCCCTGTAAAGAGATAGGGTATGGCACGGAGGAAAAGGATTACAAAAGGAGTATGGGACCGATACAAGGCCATTGTAAATGACTTTGTTGAAGTGGATGCAGGTAAACAACCTCTAATCTGGTTAAAGAGATTTGACCAGATTCTGTCTTACGGTGAAGATACTGGTAATAACTACGAACCGTACTTTCTGGACGGATTGATTCAGTACAACTTCATAAGAACTTGGCCTTCATTAAAAGAGACTGTTTCAGGTGAACTGGACGGTATAAATATTGTATTATATGTAACTAAAAGGTCACTTGAAGAGAATGGACATCTAACCAAAGAAGGTTATTGGAACTTTGACTGGGTACAGGATAAGTTCGTAATCAATGGAAAGGTCTATTCACCAACTGGTGATACTCAGGTTGCTCAGGCACATGATGAAGCTTTGCTCTTTTTTGTAGTACTGAAGAGAGAAACTCCAGAAGAAACTAAAAAGATACTCTCCTACATGGAGAACATCGATAGGTACGTAGAGTTAACTAAGTACATCCTTGAGTTAAGCGAAATGAATAACTATGAGGATGAAACTACCGTAAAGACTAATACTACATTTAAGGTAAGACCCAAATAAATAAATAAAAAAAATGGCTGAAGTAAAACAGAACGGTATAGCAGTTAATCCATCATCTGGTTCTGGTGATACTACTCTTCAGGTAAAAGCCGAAGTAGTTAACCGAGGGAATCGTTTAGTACAGGTTGCTACCTTTGAAGTAGAGGGTACAGGAGTAGCTGAGAAGAAGAAATTCGTTGCTAATCATCTCCCAGCAGCCGAGTTTATCAGGTTTGATAATACTAAACCGGCAGTAGATAAGGATGGTGGTACGATAACCTTAACCGGTGTATCAAACACTACCAAAATCACCTTTTCTAAGGGTACGGGAGATATTATCGGGGCTGATGTTGCAGCTATTAAGTTTACGGCAAACGGTGCTGAAGCTACAAGCGGTGTTGCAATCGCTGGCGACCCAGGTGCTAAAGCAAAATATAATTTCAGCCTTACACTGAGTGCTGCAGCTAATGAAACCATAGAAGCTCGTACGCAACAGATTATTGCTACAGCTAATGGTGGTCAGAAAGCAACTGCTACTCTCCATCAGACTGCAGGTGACCCATTCATCGAAGTTGCACCGACTTCAGTCGATGTTCCTCAGGATGGTTCGGCAGTACAGGTTACGGTGGACACCAACACTACCTTTACGGTTATTCCCAAGGCATAGGACCAAGGGATTTTGGTATAGAGGGGTGGGATATCCCCTCTATATCCCTAATTTAATAATCAGAGTATGGCAAAAGTTAGTATACCATGGGATGACGGCTCCGGAGATAATTTTTATATTGATTATACCGGAATAGAAGGAAGTTCTGAATCCCTGATAACTTCAGACACAAACCTTACTGGAGTAGAGAGAAGGAAGACTTTGGTATTTAGGACTACAACTACCGGAGTAACAACTGCCCAACAAGCTGAGGCTTATCTCACTGTAGTTCAGATGACTGATAGTTTAATTGTAGCCACATTCTCCAACATAGTATCTATGTATGACGACCAGAAAGCTGGATATAAGCAACAGAATACAAGACGAAAGTAAACAATAAATATAAATATCATGGCAGAATTTCATGAAATAGGTAGTTCTCAGTTTACTGACGTAACTCCCACTGGTACCGAACAAATTCAGATATCAGCCACACAGAAAACTACCTTGCAGAAGATAGCCAACCTTTTCAAAGGTAAGGCTGACCCTAATAGTTTAGTAATAACTGATTTTAATGATTCAGCCCCCTTTTCTGATGGTACTCAAAATACTAAGGTAAAGTTCTTCGTGGCTAATGCTAATACTGTAGTAAATGGACCATCTAATACAGGTATAACTTCTGGTTGGTATTATGGTATAGCCATAGCCACGGGTTTAATGCCTACTATAGGACGAGTAGAATATTTACTATGGGTACAGGGCAAGAAAACCTTATTCCGTGGGTATAAAGTGTATATATCTGGTAAAGTAAGTACCGATTCTGGTTGGGAAGAGGTAAGCGGTGGTGGAAGTCTTTCTGACCTAAAGATATCTAGTTGGTCAGATATCATTAGGTATGGTGATGTCCAAGACCCTTATATCCAAAACGGTGATACTCTAGTAGATGCTCTAAGGAAGTTACAATGGATGACAGGTAATAATACTGTTAAAATCCTTGGAGATTTTTCTGGAATAGGTATGATATGGTGGAACGGTGATACTCAGAATGACTTATTTACTGCATTCTATCTCCAGATAGAAACTCATGAGATATATTTCCTATTCGGGGGTACTTTTAGCGATTTAGGTGAACAAGCTACAGAAGACCAAATCATTAGCTACATTATAAACGAGGGTAGTGCGGTATATATAGGTACAACCCCTTTGATAAATTATGTATCTGGTACAAATGTAGCTATGAATCTAAGAGGTAAAGATTCCCTTTGGTATACTGGTTCAAGTAATCCCACATTGACCCTACTAGAACATACTTTCAATGACCTAGATCCAACAGCTTCATTTATATGTGCATATAATATAACTCCTACATTCAAAAAACAAAATAGTACAAGTGTGATACACATGCACCAGAATGCAGCCGATGTAGCACCTACCTCCGGTTATAAGGTGTACACCATACTCTGCCAAGTAGTGGGAAGTGTAAAACATTTCTTTATAAATGTGGCTCCATACAACTAAAACTATAAACCATGAACATTACAAAACTTGGATGGCTATACATTTCCTTGGCCATAGCTTCAGTAATTATCTTCTCCTGCATTTGGAGATGGTTGGACAATGGGTTGGTAGCTTTCTTGCTCATCTTATACCCGATAGTGTATTTCATTGCCGGTTATTTTGTTCACTATCTCAAAGTAAAGGCATCTCTTAAGAAAGAATAGGCAATGTCCAGTATCTTAAAAGAACACCAACATAAAACTAAGTTTGGTAAGTTCCTGCATATTCTTGGGCATATCATTTTGTATATTTGGCAATTACCTCAAAACCTTGCCGGACTCGGTTATAAAATAATCCTACGAGGTGAGAAAAGAATCCTAAAACAAAGGAGTACTGCTTTCTATGTGGCTCCAACAATGAATGGAGGAGTAAGTTTAGGAAACTATATCTTCCTATCAGAGAAGTCAGGATTAAGAGAACCAGTATATGATCACGAGTTTGGTCATTGTATTCAATCTCGAATTCTTGGTCCATTATACTTACCAATCGTGGGCTTATGTAGTGGATTACATTGTATGCTACACAAACGTACTAATAACTACTACGATTTTTGGACAGAGAAGTGGGCAAATAAACTTGGAGGAATAGAAGGTTATGCTGGCGAGTACCACTATCACAAAGATGGTATTATCAGGACTGTTTACGATGAACTGAAGGCTTTTTACAATAAATACTTCTAACAAATGGCAAGGAAGGTAAATATCACACTTCCCAAAGTATCTGACCTTGTACTTCAGGTAAAGCTAAACGGTGAATGGCAAAAGGTAGAATCTTTAGTCAGTAACCTTGGGCCAAGTATGCAGAGGGGATATGATAAAGCTGTGAGTCAATTCTCACGTAACCTCCTTGCAATCGTAAAGAAGTCATTAACTTTGGGTATACCGCCGATGGGTGGTGGAGTAACTTGGCAACCATTATCTCCAGCTACCATTGAAAGGTGGGGACAACATCCTATTTATAACCTGACTGGTCTCTATTCGAGGTCAGTTGGGTTATATAGGTATAAATCGAGGGTTCTAATAGGATTACCAATCGGAACCAGACGCTCTTCTCAGAAGAAGCTAACACTAAACCAACTAGCCATGATGTTGGAATTCGGTTCCAGCGATGGTAGGATTCCACCCCGGCCCGTATGGGCACCATCTCTTAAAGCCGCTGGTGGTAAGAATAAGCTCAAGCAACTTATCCTAACGGAGATACGTAAAGAACTTCAAAAGTATGGTGTAAGACCCAATCAAGTAAAATGGTAAATTCTCAGGAAATTATAGAGAGGTCCATATACGTGGCTATATTAAATATGGCTATCAAGTTGGGCTACACTATAAATCCAGAAGACTATCTTCCAACCAGTGCAGCAAATGCTGAACGGTTTAAAGAAGACCTGAAAAAAATCACTGACGAAAAGGGTTTCTACGTCAGTATATTCGGAGTGGGTAACAATCACTCAAAAGGTATAAAAGAAACCCCCCGTATCGTGGTTGATTCCGAAGGATTCTATCCTGGAGATATTGGACTACCGAGACAGATAATAGAGAAAGAAGAGGGCATAGGTTACACTGCAACTGAAGTACCTTATGAAACCCTATCACAATACATGAACATAAGACTGTGTGCTCATTCTGCAGAACACATGAGACTGTTGCATCAGATTATGTTCTGGTCAGTTCCTCAAAGAGGCTACCTAAAACCATACGAAGAACCCAAATTTCTATTCACAGGAAATATATTCCTCCGGATAGTTAATTTTTATAACATGCCGGATTTGGATAATGGGTTGATGGAAAAGGTATACCAATTTGAAGTACAGGATTGCCTCTTAGATGGTAACACTCCTCCAGAGGTAATTACTCCAATAAGAGATATTTCCGTGCTTCTAGAAAATGCCGATTACACTCTGAAGGTTCCCCAAGGAGCCTGACCCACCTATACCTCCAATCGACCCTGGTTCTTACTTGAGGGTACGTGGAGGTGGATTCTTTTTTACTATCATAACCTTAATCAATAATTATATGCCACAGACTCCAAGAGTAAGGTTCAATTTTAAGAACCTGAATGTACAATCAAGTGTACCTCTGTTGGGTGTAATCAATGTAGTAGCCCGTACTACTAAGGGTCCATTCGAAGACCCGAAGGACTTGATTGCAACTCCCTCACAGTTCACTCGCATCTTCGGTTCGGAAATAGTTCCGGATGGTTCGGTATCAAACATCATGAAAGCCCTGGAAATGGGTGCAAAAGTCCGGGTATCACGAGTAGCTGGAGCTGGGGCTACTTATGGTTGGGCAAAGCCTATGTCGGTAACACCGGCTTCTTCTCGGGCAGTTCCCTCGGTATCGGTACCAGACGGTTCTTCGGTTATTTCCATTACTATTTCCGACCCGAGTGGGGCTGAGAACAGTCTCTCTATGCACATGGCCATACGTACTCGAGAGGCTGGTTCTCCGGTATTGGATGATACGGGAGTTAATCTCAATCGTCCTTTTTACCTGAAGCTGAATGTATCCACGGAACCAACACTCCGTGCAAGCATCATTCAGTATGGTGGCCGGGATGATACGACAAATATCCCCACGTATGATAGTATACTCAACGAAATGCTGTTTTTCTCGGCAGTATCAGCGAATACCTCCAAGGGGGTAACTAATCCTTCGATAAATGTAAATACTCTGCAGAATTTCCTGGACAATGCTCCAAACATTACTTTCGAAGCTATTCAGGGAAAAGCCGGAGACGGTCAGGGTACTATGGCAAACCTGGCAACTGGTATTCAGACCATGGAAGATATCATATCCATTCTTCGTCAGTTCTCTAATTGGAACTCGATGATCACGGTTGGTAAGATATCCGAGGGTACGGTACAATCCGATGAGATTTCGGAATCTAACGTATATATGGAGTGTACCGAGGGAAATGCTGGTACTACTCCCACGGCAGACGAGTGGATATCTGCTTATCAGGCAAGTAAAGCCTATTATGAGGCATACTCTGTAATACTCTCTCATATACATCAGCACTTGCCAACTGATTATACCAAAGTATATATCTCAGTAGCAGCTGATGTACACAACATCTTCGAACAGATGCTGTATGTAGAAGTACCAAAGTATGCTCCGGATACTCGTATTCCTGCAACTCCCGAAGAGACACTTTCGGCACTTAAGACTTTGGTACAGGCCATTGGTGCAAAGAAAGAGGTGGCATACTTCGGCGGTGGTATCAAGTACTACAACGAAAACGGTTCTCTTCAGAAATGCGATGTGCTCGGTTCAGTAATTGGACTCGATGCTATTTGTGCTTCTACCTATGGGCCTTGGTATTCATTCTCGGGTATGAATAGGGGTGTAATCACTTCGGCACTTGGTCCGGTTATGAAGAACTTGGGAGGACCTGCTGAAGTAGATACTCTTAATGAGTTCGCTCAGTGGTACATGAACCTGTTCGTAATAAAGAACACCAGGACCCAGGGTCAGCGCACTATGCTCTGGCATGGTTTCACTTCGAACCCAGTAGACGATTCGGAGAAATTCATCTCCATAGTTCGTCTCAATCTCTATCTGAAGAAAAACCTCCGGCCGATTTTAGAGAGCTACATCGAAGAGCCCAATACCTTCGATACGTGGAAACTCATTTATCACGAAGCAAAAGAAATTCTGGATGACCTGCAGACCCGCAATGCCATCACTTCCTATGAGTGGATAGGTGACCAGGATGCCCAGAGTTACGAAGAGCTTCAGATAAACAATGAGGCCGACGTTCGCCAGGGTAAATACCGGGCTCAGCTGAAGTACAAAGAGGTTGTTCCCATGCAGGATATCGAAATGGATGTCATCATCGACATTGCTATAAACAAGAGCACTGGTGAAGTATCCATCTCTGCCCAGAATAACTAACAAATAAATACGATAAATACTATGGCAGGAGCTAAAGTAAAAAACCCGAGGAAGAAGTTCTTATGGCAAATAATATTTGTCAAGCACCCCATCAACCCCTTCCTCTTTCAGAAGGTAACTGTACCTGAGATAAGTATCGAACAGGTTGCACACGGGGATGTAAACTACGACGTAAAGACCGGTGGCAGGGTATCAGTTGGTAACTTAACTGCATCTAAGCTGGAGACAACTTCCGGTTCAGATACCTGGTTATGGGATTGGCTGATGTCAGTACAGGATATGCTGCTCGGGGGAGGTTTAACCCCAAGTCAGTACAAGGAAACCGTACTTATCAATGAGCTGGCCGAGGATGGAGTATCTATCCTTAATTCCTGGACTTGTACCGGAGTATGGCCTTGCAAGGTAAACGGACAGGACTTAGACCGAATGAGTTCGGACAACACTCTGGAGGATTTGGAGTTCTCAGTAGACACCTGCGAGAAGCTGTAATAGTGAATCACCAAGGGAGAGCTCAGCAATGAACTCTCCCTTTTTCGTATCCAAGACTATATTCAGAAGAATACACTTAACAACTCAACAACATGGAAGACAAAACACTTTATGGTAAGAAACTTACCTTCAAACTCCCCAGTGGTTACGAGGTAACTATAAGGGAACAGAATGGAGAGGATGATGATATCCTTTCTAATCCGGTAGATGCCAAAACCTTCATGAACATATCAAAGTTCATTGCAGGCATTGTAACTGATACTGATATAACAGCAACTCGATTGCTTACCCCCGAAGATGTGCAGAAAATGCCCTCACTCGACAGGTATGCAATCATGGTAAATTCCAGGGTGTTTTCTCTTGGGGAAATACTTGACTTCAGGTATGCTTGGGAGGGTCCAGCCGATGGTCAAGTTCGTGAAGTAGACTATGAAATAAACCTTCAGGAAGAGTTCCTTTTCGACTACGGTGTAGTTCCAACTATGGAAGAGATGGAAGCAAAACCTAACGCTATCCCATTCTACCCAGTACCTAAACAAACCTCGGAAATACAGTTCACTACTAAAAGTGGGAAAGAGATGTGCTTCGACCTCCTCAATGCCCGCGGGGAAGCCTACGTCTTAAATCTCCCCGCAAATGAACGTACGAAGAATCAGGAGTTGGTTGCTCGTAATCTAAAACTGAAGGTTGGTGATAACTACGAGCCAGTGAAGAACTTCCGGATGTTCAGCCCGAAAGATATGATGGACATAAGGTCTGCTATCAAAGGGTTTGACCCCATATTTCAAGGTACCACTCAAATAGAAGATCCAGAAACGAGACAGAAGATCATGGTACCAGTGATGGCGGTAGATAATTTTTTCTACCCACGGGAGAACTAGAGGATGTATATTTATACATTGTTAAAGCTAAGATTAATATTGACTTTAACACTCTAGCAAAGCTCCCCTGGCGGCGAAGAAAGAAATTTATAGAAGCTGCCGAAGCATATTACGATGCACTTAAAAAAGAGCTGCCCAAAGGAAAGTAGGGCAGCTCTCTTTTGTTCGATAAATCTGAAACTATATGGCTTTTACAAGTGGTAGTCCTTCTGCAGGACAACTCGAGATAGGTGTGGCCCTTGTCCTTCAAGATAGGTTTTCAAACCAGGCAAGAGAAGCTAGCTCAGTCATCCGAGGTTTACATAGGGATGCTAAGAATGCTGTACAGGCTAACTTAACCGCAGTTCAGTCGTACGCTAATATAGCCAGTGGTGTGGCCAGTTCGATAGTATCAACATTAACCACTACTATCGAAACCGGAGCTGATTTCATAGACATGATGACTTCAGTGGGAGCTATATCTGGAGCTACCGAAAATCAAATGTCTGGGTTATCCGAAACTGCCCAAACATTAGGTTTAAGGACCATGTTCATGTCAAGGGATATAGCTTCAGGTATGAAATACTTGGCAATGGCAGGTAATGATGCAAACCAGATTCAGCAAATGATATCTGGTGCAGCCATGATGGCTAATGCCACGGGCATGGAGTTGGGAGGTAAAGGAGGCACAGCTGACTTACTGACCAATATCATGAGGACCTTCAAATTAGAGGGTCAAAATGCAGCTAATGTAGTTGGAGACCAGCTTACTAAGGCGGCTATGTCATCAAATGTATCCATGGCAGACTTAGCTGAATCTATAAAATACTCAGCTGCATCCATGGTAACTCTGAGACAGCAGTTACCACAAGTAGCTGCCATGATAGGTACTCTGGGTAATGCAGGTATTCAGGGTTCTATGGCAGGTACTTCTATAAGAAACATGGCAGACTACTTGACTCAGTCATTAACCAACCCTAACTTCAAGGGAGCTAAGGCTTTAGCTAGATTAGGACTGAGTAAACAGGATTTTGTGGATGCCAATGGAGATCTCCAAGATTTTGCTATAATTCTGGGAAAAATAGAAGAGGCTACTAGGGGATTATCCACTATAGATCAGAATGCTGTATTCAAGAGTATCTTCGGTGTACGTGGTATGCGTGCTGCAGTTGCAATCATGCGTGATACCGAGGGTTATTTCGAATTGTTAAACAAGATACAGAATAATTCTGCTGGATTTGCCGAAGAGGTAGTAGGGAAACGGATGGAAACTCTTGCAGGTAAGATTGATATTGTTCAGTCTGCTGCAGAGAATCTTATGACTACTTTCAGTGAAGCCCTGGGTAAGAATCCTATTATAATGGGATTTCTGGATATGCTCGGTTGGGCCATATCTCAGCTTCGTGACCTAATGGCAACTCCATTTGGTCCATGGATAGCGGGATTTGCTGCTATAGCTGCAGTTGGTTTAAAGATAGGTTCTATTTGGATGGGACTGAGAGCACGTTGGTTATTACTGAATGGTGACTCTCAAGTATCCTTCAAAACCATGATAAGGTTAATGATGGGCGGCTGGTCTCAAGCCACTATGTCTGCTCAGGGTTACTTAAACATGGAAAGAGCCATCATAGCTCAAAGGAAGGCTGGTATCGGAGCAAGTGCGGCTACCGTTGCGGGTATGGCTGGATTACCAGGTTATTTCTATAATGGTAATATTCCAGCAAAAATGGGAGCCAATGGTAGATACTATGCTCAAACTGGTAGGGGAGCTTCTGGATGGACCCCAGTACCTGCTGCAATGGTCACTACTACCAATGCGGGTCAGATGACTCGTGGTTTAATGGGTACTGCTGCAGGGGCAGCAGCAGGTGCGGCATCTCGAGGAGCCTTGGCTTCTATAGGCAGAGGTATATTGGGATTTGGTTCTCGATTGCTCGGTATGTTTGGAGGTCCCCTTGGATTGGCCATTACTGGCATATCCATAGTTGGGCCAATGATATACAGTGCCCTCAAGAATAATCAATCATCACAAGACGAGAATACTAGAGCTACCAATGACTTAGCATCTGCTATCAAAGCTAGTAGAGAAGGTTATAAACAAAAGGATAATCTTCAAGCATTAACCATTCAGGAAATACGATGGTTAGTACAGATGTTAGGATTATATACTGATAAACTCAATAATATAAGTAATCAGGGTACTCACTTAACTGTAAATGTAGATGGCAAGAAGTTCCTGGAAGAGTACCTTGGTGAAAGAGATTCAGAGATAAATGTAGCTGCTGGAGTAAATTAATAAATCATGGCATCACTCATAGGAAAACCATTAGGAAAAGTAGCTCAAGAAGTAGCTGACCTTGAGCAGGGGAGAATATTCCAATCTCCTCTCAATAAGGTATGGAGAGCCCTGATACTCATAAACAGGGCTACTTCTCCAATGGCTAAGGCAGAACCCAATAAGATGGGTAAAGCCCATGACGCAAAGAATCTGCATGTAGCCAGAAAGGGTTCGTTCTCTTTAGCTCAGGCTCAGGACCATTGGACTCAGAATCGTATAGCTGCTGAAACAGCTGGGGTTTCTCCTGAACAGATTTTGAAGGCTAAGTCCATAGATTATACCGTAGCAAACAAGTTGACTTCAGAACTGATAAAGAACGACATCGTTATTGCTAACCTGAATGTATCACCAGCTGTAAGCTTAGTGATTCAAAACAGGCCAGATAGGTTACGGGTAGAACCCGCTGCTACATGGGCTGCAGTTAAATCCATGGGACGTAACAATCCTTTCTATTTCTACACGGGAGGAGAAGATACCATAACCTTTGATATTTCCTGGTATTCAGTAGATGCTGAACATCGGGATGATGTGGTAAATAAATGCCGATTGCTCGAATCTTGGGCAAGAGCTAATGGTTACTCGGCATCACCTCCTACCTTGAGAATACAGTGGGGTAATTCTGGGTTATTTGAAGATGACCTTTTCATATTGGCTTCGGCTCCATACGAGCTCACTCATTTTCAGAATGCAGCCCGTATGAGGAGAAGGTATGATAATGACCCAGATACTGGTCAGAGGATTGTAAGTACTGTAAGTCAACCATTTGACCTTAAGTTGCTTCCCAACTGTGCAACCCAAACACTCACCTTCAAAAGGGTAACTAAAAACAATCGAACCTGGGAGGAAATAATCCCCACTAGTAAGTTGCAATATACGCCGGGAGTAATCTATGATGGTGGGGAAGTAAATTCTCTAGAAAACTCCAATACTGAGAGAGTAGGTACACAAAATTAAATAATTATGGTTACTATCCCAGGAACAAGTCCCTATGAGGACAGTTATGTAATAAAGTTCCCAGACGGGGATGTATCTTTAGAAAGGAACATATCTGCAATATCTTCAGACCATATAATCCATTCGGTACTTGAAGGAGAAACAATCCAAAACATCGCCTTCAAATACTATGGAGATTCTGGAATGTGGGGAGTAATTGCAGATGCCAATGATATTCTAAATCCTTTCGAGGATGTCCATGAGGATATGGAGTTAATCATACCGAATTATGGAGGATAGCAAACCCATTCTTGTAAACGGTAATGGTACTCCATACCTTGCCATATTCGATGGTGCTGGCTCTCCTATTATGGACGAGTTCAACGGTATTCCCATTGGTATGGAAGTCGAGAACTTCAATTACAAGTACACAGAAGGTAAAGGAGACAAAGGTAAGTTTACTATAGTAACTGACTTTGTAGGAATAGTAGACCATCCATCCTTACAGTTCAAGATGCCTTTGAAAATACAGTGGGGATGGATATTCAGTGATAGCTCTTTCAAATCTGGTCCTGTAAGATTGGTAAACATAAAGAGCCATCAAATTGAGTTCACCCCAGAGGGGGTAAAGTTTACTGTAGAATTTGCCGATGCAAAAATGTTTTTGGAAGCTGAACCTTCAAAGTTTGTGGGTAATAAGACTGAATATATAGAGGTATTCAAGGAACTAGCCTTAGGTAAAATGCCTTTAATTATAACAGATTACTCTCAAAAAGCTGGTACAGCTTTAGTAATAACAGATAATCAACCATGCGATGGCAAAACAGAGCAACGAGAAAAGTAAGCCATGCTTACCTTGCTATACAAGGATACAAAATTCCGAGGAGATAGACGATGGGTTAGTAGGAGTAAAATTGCTTGAACTAACCCCAGAGAATTTTTCCAAGCCCTCTCAGGACCCAGATAGATACTCGTTAAAGACGATACCGGCAACTTTTGCAGAAGGCACTGCCATAGTTGGTTCAGCAACTTTCTTAAACAAGTATTCTCAGTTAGTTGGTATAGCTAAGGCTATGTCAGGAGGCCCGAATTTTGTAGACACTCGTGATAACAAGATAGAGATACATAATGGAAAGCAGTCAGGTAAAACCGTATTTGCATACACTTATGCCGGTGGAACCGGAGAATTACTCGAGTTTAGGATTCAAACTAAATACGTACAGAGTATAGAAGCTGGTAAAGCTTCAAGTATAGACCCAGATACCAAAACTGTAGAAACAGAAGTAGTTCAATGTATACCTACTAACGATGACCCATGTAAGCCAGATGCTTATGTAAAAGAGAATAAACCTGGAGTGCCAAGGCAGCAGAGGGATGTTACTAGAATGGCAAAGTTTGAAAGAGCTATAGTACCGAGTACTTCTACTTGTCGTAAAGTAAACAATTCTTCTAAAAAACCCCCAGTATATAATTCTATAACTGATGCTAAACAGAAGATATCTTCTAATCCTTCGCTAACTGAAGCCGAAGTTAAATCATACAACTCTCAGATAGAAGCCGAGTGGAAAAAGTATCAGGATGAATTAAAAAAGTTTGAAGATGATATACGTTCAGGTAAAACCGATGTAGAACTTCCTCAGCCTCCAGATGAGGTATCTAACTTTGTCATTCGGAGAAAAGTACTGGTAAAGCTTAATCCCATAGATTATGCTCCTAACAGTAGTACAGCTTACTGGCAGAATAGATGGAGACAAGGTTACAATGCTCTTAAGAAGAGAAGTGATGTGAGCTTAATTATTCAAAGAGCATCAGAAGAAAGACCATACGGAGATTATCCATACGATCATCCTGGTTCAGATCGTTCTAAGGTATTGGCTGAAATGGAGATAGAGATACAAGTGCCCGGTGTACGAGTAGTATCTGATCCCCTATTTTTAACCATGGGTAGCTTTATGTCCAATGACATTATAGAGTCAGTAAATAGTCAAATTAAGGCTAAAGCTAAGTTTGTGGGTAATCCCAATATGAAGTCTTCTCAGATTATAGAGATAAAGAATGTAGGCCAAAGGTATTCTGATGATTGGTATGCTAAAGAGGTAGAGCATAGCTTTGACACGGGTGGGTATTTTACTGAGGTTACTTTTGAAAAGAAATCTCGTAACTCCATCTTAAATAAGGTCTCTACTTCGGTAAATTTCCAAGAAGTATTTCAGAAAGCTCACGATGTAGCCGAAGAGTCATATACTACGGGTGCTTGGAAAATACCCAGCAGAATAAAATCTGAGGTAGAAAGGTATAGGGCTTCAACCTGGAAGGAAGAAGATAAAGAGAATCCTCAAAGAGCTGGTAGACAAATATTAGTACGTCAGAATCCAGATAACCCCGCTGATTATACCATTGAGGTGGATTCAAGGACTGACTTTCAAGTAGGTAGGAATATAAGTCCAAAAGAACAATGAACATATACGAACTAATTCAACAGAGAGGTATAGAGGCTATTGGAAGGTTCTATTCTACCTACCGAGGTATAGTAATAACTTCTAATGACCCAGACTCTCAAAATAAGGTATGTGTACATCTTCCAAATATTTTAAGAGGTGTAGAAGTATGGGCTTATCCTAAACATCAACAAGGAGGTCCAGGTTCTGGGTTCAAATGGTTGTCCCCTCGTGAAGGTTCTATAGTATATGTAGAATTTGAAAATGGGGACCCAAGACATCCACTCTGGTCTTATCATGGGTGGGCAATCGGAGAGATGCCTCCTGACCTGGACAAACCTTATGTACTTGGGTTTATTACACCCAAAGGCAATAAGATTATACTGGATGAAAGTGAATCGGGAGTATTAACTGCAATAATCCAACAAGATATAATTGTTAAGACTCTAGACGGTAACATAAACGTCGATGCTAATAACATTATAATGCAGGGGGGAGAAGTTGGTATTCCCGAATCAAATTCAGTAGTGGAAAGGTTAAATAAAATCGAGCAAGACTTAAATAAAATCAAACAAGCATTTACTAGCTGGGTTCCTAAACCTCAGGATGGGGGTAGTGCTTTGAAAACTGCTGCTTCATCTTGGGCTGGTTCTAAATTAGAAGAGACTAAGGTGGAGGATATCGAAAGTGAAACAATTAAACAACCTAACTGATGGCAAACTATAATCAACTCAACACTATTGGTAGTGGTGCCTATTTTCCGATAAAGCTTGAACAATCCGTTGGAAAAGATGGTAAACCCGAATCAGTACAGCTGCCAGATGGAAGAGTAGTACCAAAAATAGGGTGGTATATACTCCGAGGAGATGTTGCTTTAATAAAGCAGAATCTCACAGCTATTTTAACCTATCAAATAGGCCAAAGATTTAGACAAGAAGACTTTGGTTCTCGAACCTGGGAATGTTTGGAAGAACCCAACACAAGTGCTCTCAACCTCATGATTAGAAATTTCGTGAAGGATGGTATAGCAGCCTGGGAACCTCGGATAACGGCATTAAAAGTACTTGCTCTGAAACCGACTAAAGAATCTATAAGACTCCTAATATATTTTAAGGTACAAGATTCCCAAAGGATAGAAGAGTTAAACTTTCAGTATAACTTAAACAACTCAACCACAGATGTCTACTAGCAATCCATGGCTTACACCTTTTCAAAGGTCATATAATGACATAAAAGCCAAACTTATTCAATCCCTGAGTGAAAGGGTTCCAGAGATAACGGATATGAGTGAGGGTAATATATTCATCCTTACACTCTCTATATTTGCTGGTATAGCCGAGGTGATACACTACTACATTGATGGTATGGCAAGGGAAGCTTTCCTTCCTACTTGTAGAAGGTATTCATCCTTATACAAACATGCTAAGTTAGTGGATTACCATATAAAGTCAGCTATCCCATCTTCAGTAGACTTGATAGTATACATGCAAGATGGGAGTCCTTTCCCAGTAGATATACAAGTACCCCAGAATACCGTATTCAATTCAAAGGATGGGAAACAGTGGATAACCACTCGCAATGTAACTATTGAAAAGGGTACTTACACATATAAAGTACCAGTAGCTCAGAAGGAGGTAGTAGAAGAAGTAGAACTGGGTACTTATACTTCTCATGATATCATCATAACCTTGGGAGACTTACCTACTGATAAGAAGTATGTAGAGGGTTCTATGGTGCTTACCATTGATGGAGAAGCTTGGACTTTAGTGGATACCTTTGCCTACTCTGGTCCTGGTGATAAAGTATACAAGGTAGAACTTGATACTACTCTTACTCCCTACTTGGTATTTGGAGATGGTCAATTTGGTAGGAAACCAACCATAGGCTCACTCATTAATGGTCAGTACTATCTGACTTATGGTACAAATGGTAACATACCTGCAAACCAGTTTGACAAAGTTCCTGAGGTAATGACGGATGTGACTTCTGGTCTTACTCTTACTAATACCATAGCTGCTACTGGAGGCTCAGACTATGAAGACTTCGATACACTTAAAGAACACATACCGTTGAGTATCAGAACTCTCGGAGTAGCTATCACTAAAGAAGATTATGAAGCCATAACTATGTTGATAGACGGGGTAGATAAAGCTTACTGTAACTACATCTGCGGAAAGTATGTTGAGGTATATATTACTCCAGACGGTGGTTCTGAAGCAAGCACAGAGCTTATCAATAATGTAAGGCAGAGGATGGAATCATCCAAGGTATTAACTACTCGAGTAAGTGTATATTCTACACATGCAGCTAAGATTTATTTATCGGCCGAGATAACCGGTAGGAAGTCTTTCAAATCTATAGATATAAGCAATCAGGTAAAGAAGGCCTTGTTAGATGCTTATAACTATCAAAACTCTGATATCAATAAACCGGTAAGACAGTCAGATTTGTACGCTCTTATGGATAATCAACCCATGGTTGACTTCCTTACCATAACTGAACTATATTTACTACCATACCCGATAGCCATAAACATTAACTCTCAGAATACGGAAGAGATAGTATCAGTGCCAGCACTGAATATCACCTATTTTAAGATGATATCCTTTACAACTTCTACTCCGGAATCTGACTTTGAGAATTGTTACATACAGACCGTAATAGAAAACGGTAATGCCTTATATAAGGTGTATGCTAACAGGGATTTATCTGGTAATGCTCTAAACTCGGGTCAGTATGGTAAACCTCTTGAGGTAACTTTGACTTTGTCAAAGTTCAGCCTTACTATTAACTTACCGGTTGAAAACGCAAACTACGAAAACGGAACCGTATATCAATTAACTACTCAACCTATGGGAAGCAACGGTAGATTGGTAGACCTGATTCCACACAACTATAATATCCCTACTATCAGTTCGGATAATATAACACTCATAATCAATGAAGTGGTTTAATCCAGTGAAGACATTCTTCAGGGATTACATCTTCAGTAATCTTTTCGACCATTACTACAAAGCTAATGATACCTATCAGGATTCAGAAGGCAAGGGTATATTCGAAAGGTTCATAGATGTATGTTCTGGCTATTTCGATACTGAGGTAATGCCCGATATAGATAATTTCATGGAATGTTTGGATGTGGATAAAGCTAATCCTATATTCCTGAACTATCTATGGGAATACTTTGGGTTCATTCCTTATGCTTATGGCGTATTAACTAAGGGAGAACCTTATACAGAGGAGAATCTAGAGAATTGGGTAAAAGAGGACAGGGGTTTTCCCACTGCTGATTACCGGTTAGTTCTAAGATACGCCATATCTTTGTACAAGATAAGAGGTACTCGACGGTTTTATGAAATATTAGGCCGTTTTTACGGAGTGACATTTACTCTAACTGAAGTAGATGAAAGTACCAAAGCCTCAATAGCTCAAGCTATAGGTGATGGTTCTGTAAACTATGATACTATCTCTCACTTCGATACTCCTTCAGCTACTTATGATACCGAGACAGATTGTTGGGAATGTGTCCCAACGATTCTCACTATTGGTATACCAAAGGGTCAGTGGGACTTTATGGTAATGAAAGACCATGAGATTCAAGAACAACTATTGGAAGAGTGGAAGCTGATGAATCCTGATGCAACCGAAGAAGAGATAAAGGCTGAAAGGGAACAAATACAATCAGAACATCCATCCGACTATAGTGATAAGGTAAGAGAGACTCTGGTAAATATTGTCAACAAGTACCTACCCGTAAATGTAAAATATTTTGAACCAGGAGACAGTTCTGTTGTATTTGAACAAACCACTGCCTTAATTTACATTGTATATGTTTAATGCGCCTCTAATAGCTTTATTATCTTCTTTTGCTCAGGAAGATCAAAAACTTAACCATGCCGTTCAATCCTTAACCAAATCCTCGATTGAGCTGGCAGAAGCAGCTTCTAATTATGGGGCTCTAAAGGTAATCTTCGGTATCTTCATGGTATTAGTTCTTGTAATGGTAGTAATGTTTATATATACCATCTGGAACTTAAATAAAAAGGTATCGGTAGTCTCTGAATCTTCCCAACAAGTAAAAGAATTCTTCGAGGGAGCCGCTGACTCTACCATAGGTATAACTGAAGCTCAAATATTGATACGCAGAGAATTTAATAGCTTAGGTCATATCCTGAAATATGCTATACTGCGCATACGATTTGAGAATCACCTAGACAACAAAGAATCAGTTGTAAAGAAGGTAGATAGTTTGGTAAACAATGAGTATTCTGAGTTATGTGGACTGTTGTCAAACTTCACTTGTAATGGTAAATCTCTGGCAAATATCTTTGAGCCTCAAGATAATGAGGCAATAAAAGACATGGTAATAGAACAGATATATATACCAAAGGACCAATTTACAATTTCTAACATGGACCAATCAGTGGGTATGTATCTAAATGGATTAAAGTTAATGTATCTTAAAAAACTATAGCTATGGCACGAAGGTTATTGCCCATAATCGATTTTGCTCATGGATCAGATGTGGCAGGGAAACAATCTCCAGATGGCAGACACAAGGAATACCTGTGGAGTAGAAAAGTGGGTAAGATGTTGGCAGAACGTCTTAAACGGGAAGGATTCGAAGTAGCATTCACCAATACTAAAGACACCGAAATTGGGCTGTCTAGAAGAAAAGAAATTGCAAATAATTTAGATGCTCCCCGAGGGGGAACTAAGTTTCTGCTATCTCTCCATAACAATGCCGCAGGCATGGGAAATGAGTGGTGCACTGCCCGGGGATTTGAAATATATACCACCAAAGGACAAACCCGTTCGGATTTATTTGCTACAGTAATATTCGAACAACTGCAGGAAGACTTCCCCACTACAGATGGTTATAAACACAGAACAGACCCATCAGAGGGTGACCCTGATAAGGAAGCCAATTTCACTGTACTGATGGGCAACAACTACTGGGGAGTACTTCTCGAGTGGTTATTCCAGGATAATCCAGATGACGTGGCTCTACTCGAGGATGACTCAGTGAACCAGAAACTGGTAGAATCCTTAACCAAGGCCTTAATCTTCATCGATGAGAACCTCGATAAGTTAAAAATATAACTATGGCACAGAATAATGTAACCGAAGTAGTAAATGGGATAGTACAACCGAGGTTCTACCAAGTCTACGGAGATTTGATAGAATCTAAAGAGATTATGGAACCTCTTGCCATAACGGCTGGTACCGGTCCTATTTGCGGCTTCGACTGGGTAGATACTACCCAACAAGATGTAACCATAACCAGTGTATTCAAGAAGCCGAGTACATTACCTTCGGGAGTGGCTAATATCCTGGGAAGAGCTCGTAGGGTATTTCTTTCAAATAAGGATAATACTGCAGGCCAGGTATTCAATGCCTACACCACTCCTGATGGATTATGTCACATAGCTCCAGATGTACTTACTTTCAACGGAGTACAACCTTCGGGGGGATGGCCAAGTCTGAGTAACCCTCAGAAGCTGGTGGCATTTGCTGTAAAAGCAACTCATACTTATCGTCCCGATGGAAGTGAAAATCCCCCCAGTGTAACTAACTTCACATGTAGGTGGTTAACCTTTGACAAGGTGTATGGCCTTGATGAGGTACTTTCTTGGGATTATGAAAGGATGTTAGAACTCCTGGCTGATTCAGGGATGCCTTTCAACAAGAATGTAGATTCTCTCATAGGAGTATACTTGGTTGGATGGAGACCTGAATGGGATAGTGACCCAAGCAATCAAAGATATAAGTCTATTATGTCTTCATTGAATTACACTTTGTGTTTGGTACCTATCCATGGTCAATTCCCTGTAAAGCCATACGGAATGAATCCTTTGGATATTCTTGACCTCAAGGCTAGGGTAAAAGTTCTGGAGGAAAGTACAGTTCCCGGAGATGTTAATTATTTAATGAGTCATGTGAATAACTTAATCTCTTCTCTAGGTCAAGGCATAGAAGTAGTAGTATCTAAGGACTCAGCTTCTTCGGATGATAATGAGGGTTTTATTTTTACTAAGCTAAATATAAATGGTTCTAACTTTGTTGCAGCTAGACCAGTAACCAAAACCCTTAATTATCAGTGGTATGAGTCATCAGATGCTATGGGTATTTTCGTATCTCCCGAGATAGATATAGATAGTAAAACCCAACAGGTACCCACGGACAAATGGGACATAGGCACTGTAAGCTTTAAACCCAATTCAGAGGGGGCCATGGAATATAGTTTTGTATCTCCCCCCCGTGGTAAAGAAACTTGGAAATTAGTGGGTTGTATACTCCCTCAATTTTCTGCCTATAGTAATGGGAGTATATGTGTACCTACTGGGTTCTATCAACTTAGGAATCCTGATGCTGCTATCGGATGGAGAGTAGCTATGAATTTGAAAAGGTTACACAGTAGATTAGGAAAAGTAGAAGTAGCAGATAGTGGTAATTTATCATTTAGTACAACTAGCTCTCCTGACCATTATGCTTATATAAAAGCTTTAATGGGTACATCTACTTTAACCCTAAGAGTAGTAGTATACTTATACAGTAAGGGAACTAGTAATGCGGGTTTGACCTATGATTTATCCAAGTTATTTTCTAAGAATTCAAGGATGTCCTTGATGCTATCAGAAATACTGAGGTTAAGGAACAGTTCTGAAAGTATAACTCGAGTAATGATGGCTATGCCGTCTACTTTTAAGGCCAGAGATATAGAGCCAGAATTATCCTCAAGTGAAGATTGTGAGTTCTCTAAATATACTTCATGGTTAGAGATAACTAACTCCGTAGCAAGGGTTAAGGTATCAGTGGGTACAGTAACTAAAGCATCTGGTCCGGAAACATGGGTAGAAGTAGCCCATATGATTACTATACCCATCTCTGATAGAACTGGGGAAGAATATGCGGGTATACAAGCCGAGGGTTATGTGCCTATATTGTAAACTGAACCATAGTTGAGTTGGTTAAGTGGGGCCGGGGTGAGGTTAGCAATAACCTTACTCTGGCCTTTTTTATTGTTTAAGGTCTAATGCAGCTTGTTCTAAAGTTTTCTGTATGGTCTTTCTCATTCTGGAGAACATGTTAACTGCAAACTTATCCCGAGGCAACTCAAAGTAATCTATCAAGTGAAGGATAGATAACTTACCATGAGAATCTTTGATACGGGATTCAAACCATTTAGGAGGCTCAAGCTGTATCTGCATCACTAAGTATTCATCAGGAGTGAGATGCTCCTTCATGTACTGATGGAATCTTTGAGATTGTTCTTCTTTAATCCGAGTCTCATCAGAATCATCAAGTAGCTCTTTATTATTGTCAAATAATACCTCAAATGAAGTTAACTCTTGATTGAACTCTGCTTGCTTGGTATAAGCATTCCTCAGTAACTTACTTTTATAAGTTTGCAGGGAAGATAAGAGAGTTGCTTTCAATCTCTCTTCATCGTATTCATCTTGATATTTATTGAAGACGTACAAGAACTTATCCCAGAAGAAAGAGTTAATTATATCTGGTGTGAGATTAAATCTTCTGGAATCAACCCCTCTCGTCAGCCTACGGATTAAAGGTTTGCAGGTTTTATATAACCTATTAAACAAATCCTCATCATAAGGTTTTAATTCTGTCAATCTGTGTAGTTCACTTCCGTTGTTGCCTTTCATAGTAGTAAAGATTTTTAACAATGCAAATATAAATAATAAAGTAACAACTTGTATGAATTTTATCAAAATTATTTCACCGTCTGTGTTCAAGTATGTTCAAAGATGAGCTGGGAGAACTATATTATCTAGCAGATACTATTGATTATACACTCATGAATATTATATAATATATGAAACCAAATAAGGTAAAGAAGAGGTTAAACTCCTGTGATAAGTTTACGTTCTCTATAGAGTTTCAACTAGAAGTACTTAGGTTCTTGGTACAAGGGAAGGAAGCTCTTCTATATGTTCCAAAGATAAAACCTGGGTACTTTACTTTAATTGAACACTCGATAGTAGTAGAAGCCTTGGTAAAATTCGTAAAGAAATACCAACGAATACCAAGTGAGGTTTTAATGGTAGAGCAAGTTAAAACCTTGCTAGAAGGTAAGGATTATGTTGATTTGGTTACTAAAGATGATATTCCTAATATTCATAGTTTAATATCTGAGCTTTACAATAAACCCCTAAAAGATGTAGATATTGTCCTGGAAAATATACATAAATTCATTGCCTACATTGAGTTGAAAGCTTTGAATGAAGGTATGGATTTTTCGGATTACAATTCCTATGAAACTTATCAGGTTAAGTTAACCAAAATATTACAAAATTCAAAACCACAAAAGAAAGACGAGCCTTTGCTTATGGTTAGTGGAACTGCAATGAGACAACTCATGAGAAAGGTTGACCCAGATGTAGTTCCTACTCCATTTTGGCAGTTGAATAGGTTGGGTAATGGAGATGGATATCCCAAGAATTCTCTTTTCGTTTTGATTGATCGCCCTAAACGGAGAAAGACATTTGCACTTATCAATATTGCCCGGGGATATCTGGCAATGAAGAAGAATGTTCTATACATAGATACTGAAAATGGTAAGAACCAGTTAATGGATCGTATGATACAGTCTACTCTCAATAAGACCAAGAGGGAGATGTTAACTGGTGATTATGATAAGATGGAGCAAAGGCACATGCGTAAATATAAACGTCTTGGTGTAGAGTTTATTGTGGAGCGTGTACCTGCAACCATTGCAGATTGTAATACCATCACTAATCTAGTTAGGAAATTAGAAACAGAGAAGGGTATTAAGGTCAATGTTATCATGATTGACTATGCTGCAAAGTTGGCTTCTATTGCTCGAGATAGGGACGATGTAGAACGTATCAACAATGTATATATAGATATAGATAATATGGGAGATGAGTTGGGACTAGATGCTATTTGGACTGCCCAACATGTTACTAGAGAAGGTGCTAAGCATCAAGAAACCCGATACGAGGATAATGATATAGCATCAGCTATTTCTATAATAAGAAATGCAAAATGCGTCATGGGATTAAATTCTACTCAGGACGAAGAAGAACATAACATCATGAGAATGGAAGTTGTAGTTCAACGTGATGGAGTTCCATCTGGTAGAGTAATGTTTAATATGGACCCAGAAAGACAACGTATGAAGGAGTTCTCTAAAGAGGCCAGAGCAAAATATGATGAGTCCATGGGTAAACAGGTAGATGATTTACTTAAGAAAAAGAAAAGGGTAAGTAATCCCAACGCAGACCCAGAAAAGAGAAGTAAAACCTCAGGTGATATTTAGTTAAACCTTAAATAATTAAAATTGTATGGCACGAGTTATTACTACAGAGCCTCTTAAAATTCAGGAGAGGACTACAGTTTGTAAAAATTGTAATTCCAAGGTAGCTTTCAATGAGAAGGAAGTATTCTTGGATTTAAGTTATGGTCCAGATCATAATGGAGAAGAGTGCATCACTTGCCCTCACTGTCATTATAATATTCATATTGGCGTATTCCAAGCTACTGAACACATGTAGTTATGAATGTAAGATTATTGAAGATATTTCGTAGGAGAGCTTCCAAAGAGATATGTTTAAGAAGGCAACCAGGTAACAGATATCAAGTTGTATGTCCAATTGAAGAGAGGTATAGTTTAGGAGTATTCTTCAGTGAGTGGGTACCAATCTCTTCAGAAAAGGCCTCTATAAATTGGAATAAGGTTACTCCTAACCATAGAACTATGGGGTATAAAGATATAGATAGGTATGAGGTACCTTATAAGAATTCTTTCCTAAGGTTAGAAGAAGCCAGAGCAGAATTAACGAAGATTCGTAGAGGATATATAATCCATCATCTAGTTCCTGAATTATGTCAGAAGTTACCAGTTAATAAGTAATAATTACCCGGCTATGTTATTCATGGTCGGGTATTTTCGTTTACGATATGAGACTTAACAGCAATATAAAAGGTGTTAAAGTAAAGCCTATACCAAACTATCCAGAATATTTGGCTTCATTCGACGGTAGAGTATATTCCACTAAATTACATAGATGGCTATCTACTAACCCTCATAAGATATTCGGATATTTACAGGTACATCTAAGAAAAAAGACACATAGATTGAATAGGGTTATAGCTACAACTTGGATACCTAATCCCGATAACTTACCATGTGTAGGTCATAAGGATAATAATAGAACTAACAATAGAGTAGAAAATCTATATTGGTGTACTCATAAAGAAAATACTCAACAATGTATAAGAGATGGTAGATTCAAACCCAGAGGTAAAACTCCTTTGAGTATAGAGATTAGACGTAAAATAAAAGCCGAATACTTGAAAGGAAATACCACTCTACAAAAGTTAAGCCGTAAATATGGTAGAGCACATTCAGTTATTAGGAGGATAGTATATGAGACTAAATAACCATACTAAAGGTCGTTTACATGAATATTTTAGATATAAGTTGAAGGCCTTCGATTATCGTAAGGGGTGGATGAAGTCAGACTGTCCCTACTGTGGAGGAGAAAAGAAGTTTGGTATCAATCTTTCAAACAATCGATGTAATTGTTTTAAGTGTGGTGAACATCCTTCTCCTATAAGTTTGGTAATGTATTTGGAGAGTACAGATAGTTTTCAAGAAGTACTATCTATACTCGAATCAGGAGATTATTCTGGATATGTATTCAAAGAAGAGAAGGTTGAGTTAAAGGGTAAGAAAGAGTTCTTCCTCCCAGAGGGATTCAAGAACATATCTATGGGCACTTCTCTATTGGCAAGGTCTGCCAGGAATTACCTTAAGAAACGGGGATTTAAGATAGAAGAGTTAGCTCGTAAAGGATGGGGATATTGTAACACAGGTAAGTATCTTGGATATATCATTATACCGTTCACGGAGCATGGGCAATTAACTTACTTCAATGCCCGATTATATATGGGCGCTGGTCCCAAATATAACAACCCAGAAGTAGATGTAACGGGTTTGGGAAAGAGTTTTATTATATATAATGCAGATGCTCTAGAAATATACCGAACCGTTTATATTTGTGAGGGTGCAATCAATGCTGAAACTTTGGGAGAGAATGGAATTGCAACCGGAGGTAAGGCAGTTTCAAGATGGCAAGTAAACAAGTTCATCAAGAGCCAAGTAGAGAAGTTTATAATATTGATTGACCCTGATGCTAAAGATAAAGCATTAGATTTGGCCTTCAAGTTGGTACCCTTCAAAAAAGTAAAGGTGGTATTCTTACCAGATAATGAGGATGTCAATTCATTGGGTAAGCGAAGGACTTTAGAATATGTACGAGAGACGACATATCAGACTTATCAAGAACTTTTAACTATAAAATCACAGTTAAAATTATAATGGCACAACGAGAACCTTCTATACATATCTCTAAAACTTTATTCCGTAAGTTATGGAAGGAAATGGGGGGTAGAGTATCTGAAGAATTCGTAGATGAGTTCTTCACTAAAGCCAGGCAATACTCTTTGGACCATCGTTCAGTGGTAGGAGAGGATAAAAGGGTACAAACTCAAGCTGTTCGTAGAGCTTCAGGAAGTATAGGAGATGCAAACTTATTAGCAGATATCATCTATTCTACTAGAGTTCAACTCAAACACATCGGAGTAACTAAAATAAAGCAAACAGATTTACAATGGGCATCAGTAAAAGAATTAGTACCTGTTGTAAACGAGTTCTGTCAAAAGTTTAGGTTTGAACCTCGTCAAGGATATATTGAGTTTGTAACAACTGGTATTAAGCTCATGTCTCAAGCAAAGAGGGTTAACTATAACTTCTGTGCTAATTGGTTACATCAGAGAGTTAATTGGATTATGGATGTATACGAAGCAGATAGAGAAGTAAAAGAAGATTCAGCTCCCCAGTATACCCGAGAAATATATGAATATTATACTAAAGAGATTCTTGACAGAATAGGGATTAACAATACTTACGATAAAAACCCTCAAGAGTATGTATGGTTTGTAAGAGCAAGAAAATTAGCCGATGAAGTTGGAGTTGACTATGAAACCTTTGTTCAAGCTCAGTTCTATGCTTTAGAATTCTGTAATGGAATACCTAAGATAGAAGATCTATCTAATGACAAGGCTAGACAAAGAGTTATTAATTATATGGCAAGATTTAATATAGTATCTCGGCCTAAATCGGAACATGTAGATTGGGATGCTTTCAAGAAATAAGGTATGATAACTATAACCATAAAGAACTGCAATGTTTGTGAATTATCTGGCCCTGCTAAGTTCACAAATAAGTTGTATGAAATGTTCCGGATTAAGCATCCGGACGCTTGGCATATAATGATGTATAGCAGGGCAAAGAACTGGGATGGTTACGTAAAATATATCTCTGATTATGGGCAATTCAAAATAGGTCTTCTAAATAGGGTTTACAATGAATGCCTTAAAACGGGACAGGAGGTTAAAATCATAGATAATAGACCCCAGTTAGGAGTTAAACCAGTAATTCCAACAATACTTGGAGATAAAGAATTACGGGAAGTACAAAAAGAAGCTCTAGAAAAGATTCTAAATAATCGAGTTGGAGATACTCCTTTTCTTATCTGTGCATCTGATTTGGCAGTTAATTTCGGAAAGACTTTGGTGTTCTGTGGATTACACCAGGCTTTCAAGAGGAAATTGAAAACTGTATTGTTGTTGAACAGTGCAGACTTATTTAAGCAGTTCAAAAAAGAGATTCCAGAACTGTTACCCGGTGAAAAGGTTGCATTCATACAGGGAAGTAAGTGCAATGACTGGGGTAACTTTAATGTGTGCATGGTACAGTCTCTTGCCTCAAATATAAGTAGGTACCAAAAATTCTTATCAGAAATAGATATGGTACTTATAGATGAGGCTGACGTGATAGATAATAAAACATATAAAACAGTAATACAACATCTGTATAACTCTAGAATACGAGTAGGTTTGAGTGGTACCATCTACATGAGTAATCAGAAGAAGAAGTTAATACATAACCTGAATATCATGTCATTTATTGGTGATAAGGTTAACCAGATAAAATTAAGTGATATGATAGAGAAAGGGTATTCTACTCCTATTACTTGCAAGTTGGTATATGCTCCCTTTAAGTACTCTAAAGATGTGGATTACCCAACAGAATACAAGGAAGTGATATCAGATAATGTTAAAGCTTGGAAACTATCCCTTGACCGTACCAAGTATAACATTGGTAGAAAGAGATTACCAGCTTTGGTAGTATGTAAGTTTATAGGTCATTGTGAAAATCTTTATCGGTATTATGCTAAACATCTCGGGAATCAATACAACATACAATATGTACATCATAATACCAAAGGGCGTGATGAAATTCTACAAGCTTTTAGAGAAGGTAAAATCGATATACTAATAGCTACCACGATTATTTCTAGAGGTCAAAACTTCCCTGAATTAAAATATCTGCAGAATACTGCATCAATGGATTCTAATGAAAAATCCATACAGATATTGGGACGTCTTGCAAGAACTCACATGAATAAAAAGAAAGCATACCTGGACGACCTTCAATTCCCGGGTAATTATCTAAAGAGACATGGCAACCATAGACGAATGTATTATCAGAAAGAAAAATTAAAGGTAATCAGAGTGGAAGGGTAATACGCATATATGCGCACGTATATACCTACACTTATAACTCTATTAGTATTTAGTATACTAAATACTAATAGAGGTTTATATAGCTAAAGCTATATAAACTTATACTTAACTTACTTAGTAAGTATTAACTTAAGCTAAAGCTTAAATGCGCACGCACGTATAATGGTGAACCAGAAAGTTAGTGCATATACTATTCTACATCAATGACACTGAAATACCTATTAACTATCACTTGATATCAAACTATCAAATATATGGCGAAGAAAAAGAAAGACAAACTTAAGGAAGTAAGAAAGGAGTTAGAGACTGGGGATATTCTTGAACCTATAGACATCACCAAACTTGGTTCAGGACAAGATCCCTGTTTCGGTAAACACTATGACCTTTCAACCAAGGAATGTAAGATGTGCGGAGATTCCGAACTCTGTTGTATTAAGTTCACAGCTCTTATGGGTAAGACTCGTAAAGAGCTGGAAGCAGAAACTCAGTTCAAGGATTTGGAACCTTTGGTAGATATAGAAGGTTGTAAAAAGTACTACCGTAAATTGGTAAGAGAAAAACTGGGTAAGAAGGAAATACTCGATAAGCTTCAGAGTAAGTTCGAGTTATCCCGAAAGGAAGCAAGAGACATTTATCGTAAATTCAACAGTAAATAACATGGTACAATTAGAGTTCACAAAGATTCGAGAGGTTAAATCCCCTAACCGAGCAAATGAGGGGGATGCAGGGCTTGATTTCTACATTCCTCAGTTATCCGACCAAGATATTCTTAAGGTTGGGGAGAAAGGTAAGGATGACTTTTCCGGTATCAATCGGAAGATGTTAGGTAAAGGTTACATCAAACTAAATGGGTTGGGTACTGATGATGTACATGTGGTAATTAAGCCAGGTGGAAGACTTCTCATCCCTTCTGGTATAAAGGTACTTATCAATCCAAAAGAGTCCATGCTCATGGCAGCAAATAAATCTGGGATTGCAACTAAAGAGGGTTTGTCGTTCACTGCCGAGATAGTGGATAGCCCTTATACTGGGGAAATGCACATAGGTATTCATAACGGTTCACCCGAAGAGGTTTGTATTCCTCTGAACCAAGGTAAGAAAATAATGCAATTCGTACACGTTCCCATCATACTTTCAACTCCGGTAGAGATTACCAATGAAGAGTACGAAGAGAAGGCAAAGAACTGGGGTACAAGAGGAGACAAAGGATTCGGAGCACACGATAATAAGTAAGACCGTGGATAGCAGAGACATTAAAGAAGAACCGGGTATAATTCCCGACCATAAGTATCTCGAAGAGATATATCAAATGCAAAAGAACCTCTTGTCTGGGTATATAGGCATAGAGGGGCTACCACAGTATCCGGTAGACATCAATACAAAGGCTTCTCAAACCCTGTTAAAGGACTTTACTGCAAGGGTTACCGAGGAGTTATCAGAAGGCTATGAGTCATTCGAAAATGTAATGGACTTATTCGAGGCCAACCATTCAAAATTGGTACAAACCCATGGTGATTGTATAGAGTATACGGAGATACTCAATCACTTACAGAATGCTAATGAAGAGAATGCAGATGCTATCCACTTCTTTATCGAACTTTTGATATATGCCAATATCCAACCAGAGGATATTATGGCATACATGGTGAAGTGGGTAAAGGATAATCGTTGTCCTCAATCAGTAGTAGATTCTCTCAACAAGAACTATGAAGATATCCTGCGTACAGCCATGAATCTCGGGGTAATGTGGATAATGGACAAGGGAGATATCAGTGTTATCTTACACAACAATGCCACAGACCTTATCAAGTGGTACGAGAACATGGATTCAGAAACACATCTGGACTATAACACAAAGTTACTCGAGGGAGGTAGATACTTCAATCATGTAGAGTACTCAGTAAACTACCCATACCTGTTATGGAAGATAACCCATCATCTGAACATTGCTCGTAACTTCCTGAAGAATAAACCCTGGAAGCAATCCCAGGTAATGACTCAGGAGTTAAAGTATCAGTCGGAATTAGTGAAGGCCTTCATCTACTTCTGTGGGTATTTGGGATGGATAGGTATGGGTTCAGATGATGTATTTTACATCTATTTCAAGAAGAACCATATCAATATGTTCCGTCAAAAATCGAAGTATTAGTATGAATTTGGTAAAAGCTAAGAACCCAATAGAAGCTTGGGAAAAGATACTGGAAAATTTCTTAATCAAGAAACCCGACTGGTTTTGTGAAGGAATTGGTTATAACTTAACCGATTCTCTTTTTACATACGACTTGATGGTAGAAATAGCTGAGGCTAAATTTAACCCTGACTTTGACTTCGGTAAGACGTTTGGGTACACCATGACTAAGTGGACTGGTTTAATTACCAACTACTTGGATTTGGATGTACTTGATCAGGCCAAACTGATGATAAGGAAGTTAGAAGAGAACAAGACAGTAAACAGGAATTATCACATTGGATTCCATTTTGCTGATAATCATGGCAGTGGTAAGGGATGCTTGGTGGGCGGTATATTCTCTCGTAAGATAGGAGTTGAAAATCCTGAGATAACAGTAATACTCCGCTCTTCAGAGATAGTTACAAGGTTGCCCATAGATATGCTACTATTCTGCCGTATGGGTAAGTATATTTATGGCCATTATAACTTCTCTCTAAAGTTGGTTATCAAAGCAGCTTGGGCAAATGATACTACAATTTTGCTGTATCAGAATCGAAAAGATATTAAAGAGTTATTGAAAGAGAACTGTACCGATGAAGTACGTAGAAAGAAGATACGTAAATCTCTCAAAAAACTTATGACAAGCGATGAAGCAGGTTATAAAACCTATGGTAACAGTTTCAGAGCTTTCAAGGTATTAAGGAAAGACTTGGGGTATAAACAGAAATCTATGTTAGCCTCAGCCTTAGAAATTGGAGATTGGGATGGTATTCCATTGCCTGAGGTATGCCCATCTATCCTCAAGCGTAATATGATAAAAAAGACCTACTTAAAGTTCACCGAAAAGTATGGTCTCAAACTAAAGCTAGAGGAAAGTGGGGAGAAGAAAAGGAAGAAGTTGATATCATTCTCCTCTTCAGAAGAAGACGATATGGATGACAGTGAATTAACTCCTGAAACAGATGAGTAAGTTCAAGTTAAAGAATAACCTGTTGAAGTTCAAAACAAGTATGAAAGCTTGGGAGGGACTTAACAGATTATTCCTTTTCAATACTCCCGGTTTGGATATTGAAAGAATTGGTAAAGCACAATACTTAAATGATTTAGTCATCTATATTAAAGAACCTCTGGTAGATCCTGAATTCGATTTCGGCAGGCATTTCAATTACACTTCAGCTAAGTGGAAGTCTTTGGTAGCAAATTATGTGAATGAAAACGGTATAATTGATTTAAGGCAGGAAGTAGTAAAAGCCTTAAACTCAAGGAAGATATTCAACATAGGCTATCAGTTTGATAATAAGCATGCTCATGGCAAGAATTGCTTGTTGTCTCTAACTGTATCAAAGAAAGCAGGTATGGATTACCCTATGATAACGGTATTCATGAGGGCATCAGAGGTAACCAAAAGACTTATCTGTGACCTATTACTGATTCAAAGGATAGGGGAATACTTATTCCCTATCGGACAGAAATTCCATGTATCAATACACTTCAGTCAGATATTCAACGATGATACTGTATTACTAATGTATCATGCTCATGAAGACCTATTAAAGCTTAGTGATAAGCTTGGTATATATGATGGTAATTGGTATGATCGGTTGAAGTATCTACTTAAAGTAGACCCTGACAAGATAAAGTATAAGGTACATAAAAGAGCATTGAAAGTACTCAGACCCGAATTATTCAAATATCCCAAAACACTGGCAAAGGATTGTACACTCGGTAGTGAAGACTGGCTACCATTCTAAGATAGGGAAGTCTATTGAATTGCAAATACCAATGCAATGAAAATAGAGGTAAAGAAATCTCCTTACACCAGTAAACTCGGAGGAGATATAGATATAACTTTCTCCACGGATGATGGGTGGTTATTCAATACCGTGGCCAATATCAGTGTAAATGATTTAAGGCAACTTAAAAGAAAGATAAGGAGGTATCTAAGTGAAGTACGAGAGGAAAGATAAACCCTATTTTGGAGTAAAGATATTCAAGGGTAAATATCCTGATAGGAATGGCAGGGACATAGAGTTATCTGTATGTACCAATGCTAATTATTGGGTAGGTCTTCCCAACATGAATATTCAGGACCTAAAAGAACTACGAAAATCTATAAGAAAATATATTAAAAATCACGAACAATGAGAATATATTCGAACCCGTATGAGTTAATGTCAGAGACTGCTCGTAATTTATGGGAAATGGGTACAGAGGTAAAGCCAAAGACCTATCAAAATAAAAATATAGAAGGTAAAGATGATTACATCACCAAGGAGTTGATATGTGAACAATACTGTTTAACTCACATGGAAGACCCGGCTCCCCTATTTGTATTCACCAAATCCAAAGATTGGGCAGATGCCGAGTTCCAGGAAAGGATACATCCGGGACAAATTAACCCAGGAGAAGCTTGGAAATTACGTCCTGAAATATGGGGGGAGTTTCTTATAGGTGGTAAGTACTTCGACTATACTTATTCAGAGAGAATGAATGAGGTAGTAAGGTATAATGGGATTGTAATGACCAAGTTACAGGCTGTTATAGGTCTGCTCAAGGATGATAACGATACTCGTAAAGCCATACTTAATATCTATGGTGAAGATGGGCAGGTAGAATATTCAGATGCTGAAAGCCTGGATGGTAAGATGCGCATCCCATGTTCAATGTACTACGACTTCCTAATACGGGAGAATGCCCGAGGTGAAAAGCAATTAAATATTTGCTATCACCAAAGATCATCAGATTTTGTAACTCACTTTGGAAATGATGTATACTTGGCATGGAAACTCATGGAATACGTAGCTAGAGAAGTAGGTACCAAACCTGGTTATCTCTATCATACTATTGATAGTTTGCATAGTTATAAAAAGGACTGGGTAAAACTCAAAACTTCTATCCAGACAGAATTAAGGTAACAAAGAAGGTAACGGTGGTTGAACTTAGTTTCTTTTCTGTCAAGCCGATATTAGTAGTAAAGCCGTTACCTTCACCTGGACCCATAGCTCAGTTGGTAAGAGCAGCTGACTCATAATCAGAAGATCGTGGGTTCAATCCCCTCTGGGTCCACTTATGAATCTTTACTTTGCGCTGTGGACAACGAGTCCTGATTCATTCCCAGGTACTGGACGGTAGGGATATAGACTGGTACCTAATTTACGGAAGTAGCACAGTCAGGTTAGTGTACTTGCTTTGGGAGCAAGGGGTCGCAGGTTCGAATCCTGTCTTCCGTACTACCATTGAAAAGCAGAGGGTATATTTGGGTGAGAATATGAACTGATCAATCATATTACTAAAGGTAAGTATCTCACTTTAAGAAAAACACCTAAATAAGTATAAAGTATAAGATGCTTAATTGATACTGTAATGGTGAGATATCTTTCTAGAGGTAATATCTTGTCAGCGGCCAGTTTAGAGGAGTACTGATAACTCCTCATTTTTATTGCTCGGATGGAGAAATAGGTAAACTCATCAGATTTAAGCTCTGACGGTCATTGACCTTGCGGGTTCGATTCCCGCTCCGAGTACATAATTTTATAATTCTTATGAAGGGAGACATTATATCTAATTTGATAAAACTTCTACAAAATAAAGAAGTTGGTCAGACATTTAGATATACTTACTTACAGAGTACAGGAGCTAAGACAGCATATTTATATTGGTTATGCTGTCTTCTTTGTAGATCAGGGTATATAAAAAGAGTAAAGAATGGTATCTTTCAAGTAGTAAAGAATACGTCAGACTTATGGTCATGTAAAGATCTATTCTATACTGCATATAATAAGAATAAACATGGAGTCAAGATATGACATAATCAAAAGTTTCTCACAAGTCAAACGGCTTGTGAAAGCTTGTTTGAAAACAGGCATAGCTTCTGTAGACTTCGAGACAAATGCCGAAGGTATTTATAATAAAACCTTTAAACCAACAATCTTATCCATAACCTTTCAAGTTGGTTCTGGTGTATCAATACCTTTATGTCACCATGAATATGAAAACCCTAATTGGAAACGTTGGTTAAAGTATTTTGGTAGAAAGGTGGTTGAGAATCCCAATGTAACTAAAGTGGGATGGAATCTGAAGTTTGACCTTCAGATATTCGAGTTATATGGGATATATGTTAGAGGTACTGTTCTGGATGGAATGCTTATGAAGTATCTTCTAAATGAAGAGAAACCTAATGACCTGAAATCAATGGTTAGAAGGTATCTACCAGAGCATGGCGACTACGAGAAGGCAGAGAAGTTCGACAAGATACCTTGGGATAAGAAGCCATTGGAACCCTTATGCAAGTATGGTTGTCAGGATACCGATTATACTCTTAGGTTAGCTATGTTCTTTGAAAGTAAGCTAATAGAGATTGGCATGTACCCCTTATTTAGGCATTTGATTATGCCAGCTTCTAGGGTATTGCAGCATGCTGAAAAAACCGGATTATACCTCGATAGGAAATTCAATCAGGAATTGCTTGAATCTTACAAGCCAAAAATTGAACAAGCAACTTCTAATTGCTTGAATCTTCCACGAGTGAAAAAATTCTCTAGATGGCTTGTCCAAGAAAGAATAAGCAAATACCTTGCATCCATTGAAAGTGAACTTGAAAATCTGGATTATAATAGCCCCAAGGATGCACGGAAAATAGCAAGCAGGGAGCAAAAAATATCCAATATACGAGCTGGTGTATTCACCACTAAAAAAGAATTGGAATTAACCCGAGAAGTAAACTTGGGAAGTACAATTGATTTACCTCTACTGTTGTATTCCGAAAAGGGGTTCAAATTCCCTATAATAAAATATACCAAGGATAAGAAAACTAATCGTGATACTGATAAGCCGAGTACCGATGAAGATACATTGGTAGAACTTCGACTAACGGTTAAAAATCCCGAAAATCCCAAAGCAATTTTCCTGGATAATCTTCTCGAATTAAGAGGGTTAAAGAAAATGTATACAACATACATCGAGGGATGGCATGATAAGGTACAGGACGATGATAGGATTCATGGTCAATTCAAAATCATTGGTACTACTTCGGGACGATTAAGTAGTTCTGAACCAAACCTTCAGCAGATACCCAAGACTTCTGTGGATGCTAATATCAAGAAACAGTTAGTAGCTCCTAATGGTAAACTATATATGGCACTTGACTACTCACAAGCTGAGTTAAGAATCATGGCTCACCTTTCAGGAGATGAGACTTATCTTGAGGCATTTGCTAAGGGTCAGGACCCTCACCTTGCTATTGCAGCAAACAAGTATGGAGTATCATACGATGAAGCAAACAAAGCTTACAGCGATGAACAACACCCTGATTACAAGCTTTGGAAAAATCGAAGGAAACAGGCAAAGCAGATATGTTTTGGTATTATCTATGGTATTCAGAAGAAACTGCTTGCAGTTAAACTATCTGACCCGAAAGCTGGTATTATCGTAACCCCTGATGAAGCTCAACAACAGTTGAATGAGTTCTTCCAAGAACATCCGAAGATTAAGAAGTTCATGATTAACCAGGAGAAAGTATTGGTAAGACATGGATATATTAAATCTTTGTTTGGCAGGAAAAGAAGGTTACCTCAAGTATATTCTGATAATGAGCAAGAAGCTGCATACGCAGTACGATTATCAGTTAATATGCCATGTCAATCAGCTGCATCAGATATGAACTTATTCGCTTCAATCCTAAACTATTGGAAAATGAGGCAAGGTAAGTTACCATTTATGCAAGAGACTTGCAATGTTCATGATGCTACCTATTACTTGGTAAGTCCCGAATATATAAATACCTGGGTAGTATACGAGATTTGGGAAACTTGCCGTAACCCAAATACTAAAGAATACTTCAACTTCCAGATAGACGACGTAAGTATGTCAATGGACTTCGTTATCGGGCGTTCTATGGCAGAGGAACTACCTTTTATTCCTGGATATGATTATAGGAAAATGCTTGAACCAGATTTTAATCCTGATGAGTACTTAGAGGAACATCGTAAGTTCAAAGGTATTGAAATAGAAGATTATCCTAAGTTATATCCAGAAGAGATAGAGAAAAATAAGAGAGAGTTTAGGAAGAGAATGTATGAAAGGTAATATACCAGATTTTGATTGTTACCATGTTACTCGAGAAGGTAATGTGTACTCTAAGTATAGAGATAGAGTTACTTGGAGGAAAATGGCTAAGAGAAAGAAGAACAATGGTTACTTGATAGTAAGCCTAAGAAATAATAAGGGGATTAAGTATACGTTTAATATACATAGGTTGGTAGCTTTAATCTACATTCCAAACCCAGATAATAAACCGTGTGTGGGTCATAAGGATAATAATCGAGAAAATAATAAAGTAGAAAATCTATATTGGTGTACTAACCAAGAGAATACTCAACAATGTATAAGAGACGGTAGATTTAATATACCAAGCCCTAAGTTGAGTGAGGAGTCTATAAATAAGATGATAGAAGATTATGAGAGTGGTATGAGTAACCTACAGATAAAGGTCAAATATGGAATAAGCATTATGACCATGTATAAATACTTTAGTGAAAGAGGTGTTATATGGAAAAAAGGCAAAAGATAGTACGTCTATCCCAGATTAAGAAAAACACACTAAAGATTCTATTTCAAGGGAAAACCTATGAGATTGATTTAGACCAGGAACTCATGATTGATGAGAACCTGGTCAATCAGTCTTTACGTATAAGTCCATCTAATTATGCTCTATTGGTGATGGTAAGGGATAGGCTTATATATAAAAGGGATAAACTTGAAAAGGCAAAAGAACAGGCTTATAGTAAGGCATGGCTTTACTATAAAGAATCAGGTAATGTAAACAATGACGCAGCAGCTCATAAAGCAGAGAACAACCAAGCTTATCAGGGAGCATTGAAAAGATATATGAAGGCTGAGTACAATGCGAGTAAAATGATAAGTATATGTAAAGCTTACGAATCACGAGAGAATATTTTAAGAACTGTATCAGCAAACTTACGTAAACAACAGTAAATATGTCAAGAATTGAGTTAGACCTTATTTCGGTCAAAGAAGCAAAGGAGTTGAATGGTAAACTGAAAGGTTTGGGAACTCCTACAGGAAGTCGGGTACTTATAATATCTCCGGTAGTAACGGCAGATACCAAAACAAAAGGAGGACTTTATATCCCTCAGGAACACGATAAGGACACAGTACCACGCAAAGGTGTAGTAATTCAGGTAGGACCCATAACTGATGAACAGCAGGAAGAATATCCCGGTCTTCAGGTTGGAGCAGTAGTTACCTACGGTCTGTATGCTGGTAAAGAACTGGATGTAGTAGACCTTCCCAATCAAGTAACAACTATATTATCTCTGAACGAGATACTTTATATCGAAACCAATAAATAAAGCCATGAAAAAAGAAAAAACAACCAAGAAAAAGGGCAGTGTAATGACTACCCGAGAAAAGATGCTTGCCAGGAAGAAGGACCTGGAAAAGCGTAGTGGGGGTGGTGGAATAATCTATCCGAAAGAGGGAACTACCCGAGTACGTATTAAGTCCAGAGGTGCAGATGAGGAATTGGGAATCGAGATTATTCAATTCTATCTTGGACCAAAGGAGGGGGGTATTATATCTCCGGCTACTTTCGATGAGCCATGTCCTTTCATGGAGAAGTTCCAGGAGCTTAAGAACTCTGATGACCCCGATGATAAGGCATTGGCATCGAAATTGGTACCGAAGAGAAAGTATCTCATCGGGGTACTCGGGTACAAAGATACCAAGGGTAAGGAAATTGACCCAGACCGGGTAGATAAACCCATGATGGTACCCCGTTCGGTATATCAGGATATTATCGACCTTTACCTCGATGAAGAGGACTGGGGAGATATGACCGACCCCGTAGAGGGATACGATATCAAAATCACCCGTACTGGTACCGGTAAGAATGATACCAGTTATTCGGTATCACCCTGCCAGAAAACCAAGCTGGACAAGAAGTATCGGGGAGAGGTAGACCTGGAGAAAGCAATCCGGGCAAATATCCTTTCCTACGACGAACTCGAGGAGAAGCTGGCTTCATTCCTCAATGAGGGGGATGATGACGATGAGGATGAAAGACCACGTAAGAAGTCCTCTTCCAAAAGCAAGCTAGTGGACAAGAAAAAAGAAAAGGGAAAAAATAAGGGCGATATCTAAAATCTCTAGATATATACCTAAAGTAGGAGTGGGGTATAGTTTTATATCCCACTTTTTCATCTTTAATAAATAATCAAGTATGGCAAGGAAAACCAAAGCCACTGGTAAATCCGGAGGTAAGAAGTTTAAGATACCCACACAAAATGAGATACTCAAGAAATATGGGTCATCTCTCCAATTAAAGGCCAGTACCATAAATCATCACGGATTATGGATTCCATCCACATTCTTTGCTCTCAATTATCAGATGGGTGGGGGTGTACCATTTGGTAAGATTATAGAGATTATGGGCGAGGAGTCTTCAGGTAAATCTCTTATAGCCTATAACTTTGCTTATGCAACTCAGCAATTAGGAGGTCATGTGATTTGGGTAGATGCTGAACAGGCATGGATGAACTCCTGGGCAGAGGAAAATGGTCTAGACCCTGAACGAGTAACAGTATTAAATGACACCAGGATAGAAACCATATCTGATGCTATAGCAGACTTAGCAATATACTGGAGGTCTAAGTTAACCAATAATGAGCCTATCATAGTTGTGATAGACTCAATAGCAGCTCTTGATTCAATAGAAGCCATAGATGCTAAGATGGCTGATGGTAAAGCTGAGATGGGAAACCGAGCCAAGCAGATATATAAAATGTTCCGAATAAGGAACGAATTATTCTATCGACTCGGAGTAACAATGGTATGTATAAATCAATTACGTAGTAAACTGGGAGCCGGATTCGGTCAAGATACAAGTACAACTCCAGGTGGGGCAGCACTCAAGTTCTATGCTTCAATACGATTAGCATTCTACTCGGGTAAAACTCTCAAGATTAAGTATAAAGGCAAGGAAAGACGAGCAGGTAAATACGTGACTGTTCAGATGAAAAAGAATAAGGTATCTCCTCCTCGTGAAACTATATCCAAAGCTCCTATATATTTCAATCCTAAATATCATGAAGTTGGTTTTGATAGATACTTCTGGTTAGAAGAGTCCCTGGAAGATGCTGGAGTAATAGAGAAGCTAAGTGGTGGAACATATATGTTCGAAGGAAAGAAACTATGCCGAGGAGAAGATGCTTTCCACAGGTTAATAGAGGAGGATGGTGAGTTAAGGAAAAAATTATTAAAGGCTGCCGGAATAAACACCATAGGAACAACTAAGCGAAAGCTAAAGAAGATAACACGAAACATGTTCCCTGTTGATGCAGACTTAGACTATGAATCTCAAATAGATTCTGAAGATGCAGAAGAAGAAGAATACATACCGGATGAGGGGTAGAAAACCGAGGATGCTTATGGTAGTGGATGGGAGTAACCTTGCTCACCGTTCATATCATAAGTTTAAGAACTTAAAAGCCAATAATGGAGCTGGTACCGGATTGGTGTATGGGTTCTTAAGAATACTTGGTTCATACCTAACTCGTTTCAAACCAAGCCACGTAGTAATTACATTCGATACCCATCAGAGTAAAGAGTCTAATTTCCGTAATGGTCTACTAGAAGGTTACAAAGCACATAGGAGTAAGATAAGTATGGATTATGAAGACTTCAATAAACAACTTTCATTGTTGAGAAGGATTCTAAGATTACTCGGAGTTCAGATGATTATTGATAGAAAAGGCTTGGGATATGAATCAGATGACTACATTGCTTGGTTGGCAATAAACCATCCAGGTAAAGCTCTCATAATATCCTCTGACAAAGACTTCTGTCAATTACTAGACAAAAGAGTCAAGATATTCAATCCTAACAAAGATACTCTAATCCTAAATCAAACTTGCAAGGGTATTATGGGTTACTCTGCAGAGGAATGCGTTGATTACCTAATACTAAACGGGGATAAATCTGATGACATACCTGGTTACTACGGTATGGGAGAAGTGAAGACTAAAGCTTTCTTGGAACAATATGGGAGTATATCAGACTTCATAAATACAAAAGGAGCAGAGTTCAAGGGTATTGAAAGGAATCAGCTAGAAGAGTTATACAAAAAGAACAAGCCTCTAATAGATTTGAGAACTGCATTAACCCTGCACCCGATTAAGAAAGTCCCTTGGGTAAAAGGATGTACTAATAATAAAAGGAAAGATAGGTTATTCATGGTATTAGATAAGTTTAACCTTAGGTCTTTCAAGATACCCGATTTTTTGGAACCTTTCAAAAAACTACAACATTATGTACAACGGTAGGAAATATCAAATAATGTTCACTGGTGTTTCAGGAGTTGGAAAAACAACAATTGCCAAAGAAGTAGCAGATATGTTAAAGATACCTTTCATATCTGGGTCATACTCGGATTTGGTACCAGAAACCAAAGACATGCCACATGCTGACATGATTCAGCAAGATGCGAAGACTGTATTTATGCAAGATATGCAGGTACTTAACCTTCGTAACAAAGCTTTTAGAGGAGAAGATAGCTTTGTAACGGATAGGTCATATTTTGATTCGGCAGCATACTTTATCAATAAGCTATCTCATAGATTAGCAGAATGTGACTTAGATCATGCAGTAGACTTATGTCGTATGTTATTAGGTCAACAATGTACTCATTTAATCTTCATACCTTTCTCATCAAGCTTCTTTAATGAATGGGTAACAGAAGATAACGGTAAACGAGTATTGTCAAAGTACTATCAATTCCAGGTATCACAAGTAATGTATGGTATACTTGATCTGTGGGGGTATAAACCTGATTCAAAGATTGTACAGTATATAAATAATATACCGAATACGGGTACTTTGGATATTATGGGTTACAAGGTAAAGGTTCTCATTTTGGATGAGATGAACTACGAAAAGAGAAAACACTTAATAAAGAAATTTCTTAACCTATGAAGGTAATAGGTATAGCATTTTCTGATTTGCACTTAGGGGAATATTCTAAGTTCAATGAAGATAACAAGAGGACCCTGAATCATATAAGGGTCCTCTATTTGATTAAGGACTTATGTATCAAGTATAAATGTCCGGCATTCTTTTGCGGAGATTTTATGCACCGTCCAGAATATATAAGTACTTCGCTTGATGAAATTATAATCGAACATTTCGAAGAGTTAAATAGGTGTGAGGAATTTAACATATATGGTATATCCGGGAACCATGATATGCAGAAAAGTAATTCAATAACCAGTAAATCTCCCTCACACTGGGCAAATCTATGCTGTAGATATTCATTCTTACATAATCTGGACTTTTCTTACCATGAGTTTGATAAGTTCAGAGTAGTAGGTATTCCTTACTTAGACCACAACAAAGGATTAGATGGCCTAATAAAAGCCGAGATGAAAGAAGCAATGATAAAGCCAACAATTTTGTTATTACATACTGACTATCCCGGAGCTAAAGATACAGACAATACTGAAGTTGGAACTGTAGAAAATTTGAATGTGAATCTACTCTCTAAGTTCAAATTAGTATTGATAGGTCACATTCATAAACCTCAAAGGCTGGGTAAAAAGGTATACATGGTAGGAGCTCCCTTACAACAGAGGAGAACAGATCGTAATTGTAAACTTGGATATTGGAAGATATATGAAGACTTATCAATGGAATTCAAGCCATTCAAAGGCTTTCCTAAATTTGTGGATGTATCATCAGAAGATGAAATTAAGGATGACGGGAATTATTATACTGTCATTGCTAGCAAGTCTCGGATTGTGGCGGTGGAAGATACCCCGCAAATAACTCGGGAACTTACTAAGAAAACAATGGTAAGGAGATATATGAGGGCAAAAGGTATAAAAGACCAAAATAAAAAGGCCACATTATTAAAAGTAATCAAGGAAGCAGAATGATACAATTCGGTAATATTATAATTGACGGCTTCTGTTCTATATCTCATTTGGAACTAAACTTAAGCTCAAAGGGGATAACTGTAATTAGAGGGGCAACAGGAGAGGGCAAAACTACCATCCTATCAGCTTTAGTTTGGGGTGTTTATGGTAAGAATCTAAAGGGTAAGTCAGATGTAAATACTTGGGAGAAGTATAGACCCAAATCATATCAGGGAACTAAAGTAGAAATATACTTTGGTAAGAATGGTAAAACCCATAAGATAACCAGATGCCTTAAGTATAAAGGTGAAGTGAATGGAGCCAAGGGCAAAGATAGACTTATCTATGAGATAGATGCTGTTGAAGTACAAGAGAAAAGTAAGGGGGAGATACAGGCGCTTATAATCGCTGATTTGGGTATGTCGTATAGCCTTTTTATGAACTCAGTACTTTTCGGTCAAGGCATGAAAAGACTGATACAGGAATCTTCCTCTGACAAGAAAGAACTGTTTGAGGAGATTTTTGAGTTAGAATATATATCTAAAGCTAGAGATATTGCTAAGGGCTTCTATACAGAAGCCATGAAGGAGTATCAAGACATCTCTCAAAGATATCGAACCTTAGAAGGTAAGAAGCAGTCCATTCAAAGAATGGTTGATGACTTAAAGAAGCAAGCCAGTACGGTAAAAGACGACATATCTTCAAAGGTTAAGGTTCTCGAGAAGAGATTATCACTGCTAGCTAAGGCAAAAAAGTCAAGTGAGCTTAAGGAGACAGTAACTCAGAAAAACAGAATTGAACAGAAGCTATCAGAGGCAAAGGAAAATCAAAGGGATATTCTCAATAAGATAAATGATGCCAGGAAGAAAACTAAGGTATCTCTAGAAGAGTTTATTGAGGGAATAATAAAGTTACTGAAGAGGGGTGATATTAAGAACTCTTTGAAACGCCTAATCGAGGTAAAGAAAGCCTTTGGAGATATCGAAAGGTTACAAGGTAAATATTCTAAGATATCCGACAGAATATCTGGTTATCGAGATGAACTGGAAGAACTCAGGGGTAAGGAGTATGAAGTAAAGAATATACAAAGAGAGATAGAACGAGTAGAAGCTGAAATAAAAAGACTGTCATCAGAAAAGGGGGTGGGAGTTAACAAGGGCTTAATAACTAAGTATAAATCCCAGCTTTCAACCCTAACCAAGAAATTATCAACCATAGAAGAAAGGATGGAAAGTCAGAAGGAAAAGGTTGATAATTACAAATGGGTAATGGATGACCCACTTGGGAACAGGGGTATAAAAGCTTTCTTATTCGAGAGTTCAATGGATATTCTGAATGAAACCCTTGAATCATATTCAGACGTACTTGGGTTCAGTATCCTATTCTATGTAGATATACAAGGAGTTAAGAAGGACTTCAATACCCAGATAATCATGGATGGTATAGAGGTATCATACGAGGAATTATCTGGTGGTCAGAAACAATTGGTCTGTTTAGCTATGGCCTTTGCTATGAATGAGATGATGACCCAAGCTAAGGGTATAAATATTGCCTTTTTGGACGAGGTATTCGAGAACATAAGTTCTGAATATGTAGAGCTTGTGATAGGACTCATACGTAGGGTTTATAAGGATAAAACCCTATACCTCATATCACACCATGAATCCTTGCCAATTCCAAATGCCAAGGTGCTTACTGTGACCAGAGAAAGGGGCCTTTCACAATACCACTAATGACTATTGGTATTAAACACTATCAAAACATGAGAAAGAACAGTCGAAACAAAGGAAGCAGGTTCGAGCGTACTATAGCAAAGGCCTGGGAATCCTGGACCGGATATAAATTCTCTAGAACCCCGGGTTCGGGAGGATGGGCAAAGGCTAAGGATGCCATGGGAGATTTGGTATGTACTGATGAGAAACACTCACGTCGCTTCCCATTCTCAATCGAATGTAAAAACTATCAGGATATTAAGTTCGAACATATACTACTGGGACTTAAGAGCTGTAAAATTATATCCTTTTGGGAACAGGCTACAAAGGATGCTAAACGTGCAGGAAAAATACCCATACTCATCATGCGGTATAATTCTATGCCAAAAGGTGAAGCTTTCTTTATTGTGGAAGCTGGGGAAATAGATTCGTTCCTTATGGAAAATTGTTCAGAACTTTCCCGAATGGAGATAAAAACCCCGAAAGTACATTTAGCTGTGTATATGTTCAAAGAAATTCAACGATTGGTAACATATTCAGACGTATTCAAATACGCTCGTAAATTATTAAAATAATATGAAGACCCCCTATGTATACTGTATATTCAGGCTTGACAGGAAATTCTACAAGAGAATCAATTCTGATTTGAAATGTAGGGGGTATAAACATGTGAAAGCCATAGTACCAACCATAAGCGTACTTAAGAAGTCCAGGAAAGGTAAGAATGAGTACGAAGATGTACCATTGTTATTCAACTATGGGTTCATAAAGATGAAGCCCGAAAAAGCTTTTGACCGATACTACTTAAACAAACTAAAGAGAGACATCCCAGGTATACTTTCATTTATGAAGTCTTTGGACTACAGATCAAAAAGAAAAAGGCTTAGAGTAGATAATGCCGAGGACTTTGATGATTATTCAATGGTAGCCACCATAACTAAAGAAGAAGTAAAGAAATATCGCAGAATGTCTAAAGCAAATAAGATATTCTCGGTAAATGATATTACTCGTGTTGCTATTGGAGATTACGTTGTATTAAGGGGATATCCGTTTGAGGGAATACCAGCAATAATACTCGAAAGTAATCTAAATACGAGAAAGATGTTGGTAAAGCTATACCCAGAAATGGATGGTAGTTTAGAGATAGAAGTACCAATGGAGAATGTACTTTATTCAGCATATCATGAATCAGACGAGTATAAAATGTATTCAACCGATTATGATACTGACTTATCTATAATTCCAGACGGTAGTACCGAAGAGATTCTTATGAACAAACAATACTAACGTGGAACGACATCAAGAATTGGCTTGGGACTGTTTGACTGAGCAAGAGAGGGCTAGCCTTATGTTTATACAAGGCAAGGGTCTATCAACTTGGGAAGCTGGAGAAATTCTCAAGATGTCTCACTACAAGTATTTAGAACTAAAGGCCAGAGCTGAAAAGTTCTTCAAATTATTCTCCGATTACTTTGAACTACATCCTTCACTAGTAAATCCTCAATCTCCCATAGAGCCAAGGTTTAGGGATTATTTATTCGGGGCTATAGTTAAAAGGCTACCTAAAGAAGAAGCTAAAATACATTCAGGAGATTCTTCATGGTTATTGACTTCTATAACCAATCCACGTATCATAAAGAATATGAAAAGGCTGAAGGAATCAGAGAATAAATGGGACAAAGACCTTTATGCTCTGATTCTTGAGTTTGATAGGTGGAATAACTATAGGATAATGCCCAGGATATTGCAAGCTCCAACTGCATACAAGAGAAGGTCTACCAAAAAAGACAAGGTATATTTATCTTACTTACATCGAATACCTGACTTCAAGATAAGGCAGTTGATAACCGAATACTGGAAAAATGGACCCTCAAGTAGAAGGTATTTCACAGCTATTGTATCTGAAGAGCTTTTTCCTGAAGAAGGATATGGAGTAATGCCAATCAAACGTGAGGATGATATAATCAAAGCTATAACCGATTTAAGGATATACATCTTTGAGAGCCAAACTATTGCAGACACATTTGGATTATTGGCAACTCAATACTTTGAAAAAACTGTAGATAGTAAAGGAGGCTTGAAGTTTTGGAAGGAGTACAGGGAGGTTATCCAGAAAGCTATTAATTACAAATCAATAAATAACATGGACTTTACCTGTGAAACTCTAGATACAGCCTATAAACTACGCAGGAAAAGAACTCTGAAATCAAACTCTTAGAATTTTTATTCAATTATTTTGCAACTTCGAGAAATTTGATTATATTTGCATTAGGAAATAAGAAATAAAATTTTATACTTATACAGATATGCGCAAAAGTAAGAAAAAAGACAAAAGACCGTTAAAGCTAAACAGGGAAAAGCTTAAGGTCATGGGAAGTGGGTTAGAGAATATGACCTACAAGGACATGAAGAGAAGAGCAGTTGCTCTTGGTATGCCATTCCCAGATGCTTGTTCAGCTGATTACAATGGACTGGCATCATGGATTCATCATTCGGATAATAAGCCGGATAATGCTCTCATCGATGAATACGATAAGTGGATGGACCAGCAATTAGAACTTGCTGGATATCCTAAAGATGACCCTATGAGGAATTATCAACTTAATCTGGGATTCATCGGTGAGGATGCAGTCACCAAACAGAAGAAGACCAAAAGGGTAAAGGGGTTGGAGAAACCTAAAAAACCTAAGAAAGAAAAAGATGATAATGGTCTTTGGAAAGGAACTAAGAAATCCTACGTATTCGAATTAACTTACAAAGGATTGTCAATTGATAGAATTACCCGGAGAGTGCAAAAGAGATTTCCAGATGCCAAGGAGAAATCTATTCAGCAATGGTATCGGGCAGCACTTCGTAAACAAAAGAAGGAGTAGAGATATATGCCACGAGTCTATAGGTTTAAGAATGCAGATGACTTCGAGGAATCATGTTACAGATTAGGAATACCATGGGTACCTCCTCAGATTATAAAATTAAGCCGAAGAAGAAAACAAGAGTGGCAAAGGAAAGTACTCTGTGGAAAAATCAAGGTTCATAAGTATAGGGAAAGGAATAAACGCTTTCTAGATAGATACCGGGAATGCTTAAAAGAAGCTACCAGGATTAACGGAGTAGTAGATCCGGATTCTCTACCTCCCGATGTAAGAGCATACTTCTTGGAAAAGAGGAGGAGAAAAGAATATTACCAAAGGTTCCAAAAAGTGATCAAAGAAATGGATATCAAGATATATCTTCATAAGTGGTATCCTTGGTCTTATAACTATAAAGGAGAACCAGCAGTAGTATTACAGGGATTCTATTCATTGAAAGCAGCCAGAAAAAGGTTTTTAACTTACTATGGCCGAGAGAATCTAAAATCAGTACACTGGATAAAGGGTAAAACAGCTTTAGAGAAGAAGTTTGTTATAGGTCAATCTCTACTAATTGGTGGGAAAAGAAAGAAGCCGATATCTAAGGTATTATTAACTGAAGCCTATAGAAATTCAAAGGACTCGGCTAAACGGGAATTAGGGAAAAGATTAGCTCGCAAAAAGAGACTCAGTTCTCAAAATAAAGAAAAGTACTTTTTGAACTTGGTAGATAAGTTTAATTATGGAGCAAAAGAATATAGAACTGTTCTCAAGCCTATTCCGGAAAAGCTTGTTAAGCTATCGAAGGCTAAAGAGATTGAGTCCAAGAGAAAGAAGGCTCTTTACGAAGAAGAATAACTTAACCTGGGCTCAAATTAAAGTAGCTCTTGCATATAGAGCTATAACTAAACGTTCTGCTATTAGTTCCATAAGATGGACTAAAAGACACTGGGAAGAATATCAAGAAGCAGTATTGAAAAGGCTTGGTGGTATACCTATGGTAAGAAAAAGATCAAAAGATAAGTTTATTCTCAAAGAACTATTATCACATGGATTTGTTCCAAGATCTGAGTTCCCTATGAAAATGAAATCCGGATGGTATGCTTACTTGGTAACTAACCAACCAGTATGTGGAGATTATTATATTTATCCCGAACATTTTGCTCATGATTGCAGGGCAATGAAAAAAGGCTACAGAGATATTCATACTGCTTTGAATTCTGGGATAGGACCAGAAGGATATGTAAGAATCTATTATACTGCATACAAAAATGGAATAGCGAAATGACCATAGTAACTAAGAGGGAGCCAGAAAATCCCTGGGATGGAGTAAAACTTATAGTGGGAGTCAAAAGGTATTACACCAAAAATGACAATGCGGTGGACGATACCTATTATCAGGAGGGTGAACCTTTTGAAGTAAAAAACCAGAATGAGTTCACTCAAAAAGTAGAAGCTATCAGGGATAAAAATGTATTCTTGAAAGCTATGGCAGTCCAAGAAAACAGAGAGATATATACTCAAAAGTTTATCACGAAACTATAATCAATCAAACATTTTTTAAACACCTTTTAATCAATTCAATTATGGCAAAGAAAAAAGCTGCAGCAAAAGAGGTAGAACGTAAGGTTCTTTCTAACGGGGTAATTCTCATCAAATACGATGACGGCTCCTATGCACTCCTGACTCCCATCTCGGCAGAAGACGCCGAGGAAATCTTCGGCGGGGAATCTGAGGATTCCGACGAGGACGAAGATGAAGACGAAGATTCCGACGAGGACGAAGATGAAGACGAAGATTCCGACGAGGACGAAGATAAAGACGAAGATTCCGACGAGGACGAAGATAAAGACGAAGATTCCGACGAGGACGAAGATAAAGACGAAGATTCCGACGAGGACGAAGATGAAGACGACGAGGTGACACCAGAGGA